AGCAGTGGTATCAACGCAGAGTACTATGCGCAGCCGTCCGATGGTGTCGCCGACCGTGGGGCTGCACGCAGCCACCATCGCGTCCGAATATACCGCGACTTCCAATACGTCCAGCGACTCGGGAGTCTGTTTGCCCAAGTCAACTGACTTGAACTTCGGACTGTGCTTGAGGTATGGCGCCATGAGGCGACTGCGATAGTTGAACAGCGACTCCCCTGCGAGCGGGCCGGGAGCCGCGCCATCGCCGAAGGCCTGATAGACGCGCTCGGCGTCCATCTGGTGACGGCTGTACTTGGCACGTTCAACCGGCGGCAGATCGGCCGGCACGCGAGCGGCGAGCGCTGCGATCTGCTGGCGCAATTTGGCGTTGTCGGCGATGTGCGGTGCCAGTGCGGTCTTGATGGCATCGTTCATCGCGAGATGGTTCTCTTCGCGCTCTTCCTTGAGCGCGCCCTTGTCGGTCACGGTCGGCTCAAGCGCCGCGCCAGAATCCGCGGTAGTGCCCACTGCCGCAACCGGCTCTGCGGGCTCGGCCGGAGTGGCTGCAACTGCGCCTTCCTTGCCCTTCTCGAAAGCATCCATGCGACCGCACAGCGCGTCATGTTTCGCGCTCATCTCGGTGCGGAAGGAGTCATGGCTGGCCTTCAGATCGCCCATGCCCTTGAGGATGGCATCGAGCTTTTCGCCATGCTGTGTGCCTTCGACACTCGCGCCGGCATCCGGCATTGCAGTAACAGGTTCATCCATCTGTGCGACTTCCTTCGTTGAGTCAGCGTGCGTTTCAATGTCGTCTGTGTTGTCGACCAGAACACCGGTGGGCGGCCCCAACTTGTCCCAGACTCCAAGACCACACAGCGCGACGTGATCCAGTAAAAGCGGTTTGCCTTCAACGAGAATTTGCTCGCCGCCTTCAAGTTCGTAGCGCGATCCTACCTCAACGCGGCGAAATACTACACACGGTGAGGTGGAAATTTGTTTGACACAAATGATTTCCTGCGCGGTTGTGTCAAAGATTTTCGCAATTGCCCACACCTCATCGCCCGCGAGGTACGGGAGAAATACCGTGCCGACGATGCGTTTGCGGAATTCTTCTGAGTTCAGGAACTGCATCGGCTCGCCATCGGGCGTCACCGGATGATCGAGAATTACCGGCAATCCATTGCACCGCTGCACGAAGTTGTCGTTGAGGTAAATCGACGGATCGCGCCAAACGAATTCTTCGGTCTCGGTGCGATAGGCAGCACCGGTGCCGGTGAGGCGTATCGCCACCAGCATGACATTGACATATTGGATGGGGCCGGCGAGCTCGCCATCGCGGATGGCTTTGGCGACCGCCAGTTCATCCATGTCCGCGCGTAGCAGCGAGATCCGTACGCCTGGATGCAGCGGCAGTGAATCGAGCGCTTGCTTGCGATCAACCCACTGCCATTCGCTGTGCTCATCGTTCAGCGTCGGCGTGAACGCTTCATCCGGCGAGGCCTTAAAACACCGCGCATCGACACCATCTCGGATGCGACGTGTCCACTCTGTGAGTGGGCCGGCATGGTTATGGCCTGTTTCTTCTCGGCACTCTCGCCTTGCGGCGGATTCGGCGGATTCGTCGTCATCTTCGATACCTCCAAATGGAAAAGCCCACTCGCCATTGTGATCGCCACCCGCGCGCTTCATCAGCAACACACGGCCAGCGGGATCTTCAAACATGATGCCGGCGGCTTTGCGTGGATCTTGCGAATCCGCATTGCTCAGCGCCGCAGCGACGGCTTGCTTCACGGGGTGCCCTGCGGCGACCATCTCGTGAATATTCGATTCAACTGTCTTGCGGCTTGAGCCGGCGGCTAAGGGCATGGTATGGACAGCTTTTTCTTTCTGCGTACCTGCCGTACGGCCGCGCGCGCAGCCAGACGGCTTATGCCCAGCCGTTCGCCGATCTGCGAATACGTGATGCCTTTCGCAAACAACTGCGCAGCGCGGTCATTGCGCTCGGGAAGGGGCTTAGCCATATGCGACAAACCTGTGATTCGCGCGCGTGATCGCGGCGCGGGCGATGCGCAGCGACTCCGCGCCTTTTTCGGTGAGCATGTCGCGTGGCAGATCTCCGACTGAATACACGTAGACGGCCGTGCAGCGGCAGAACGGCTTTTGTGCCGGCGCATCGATCTGATCAGAATATTTGCGACCCGCGAGTTTCATCAATCCCGCCGTGATAGCCCAGTTACCGCGGATGACGAATATCTCATCGTCGCGCGCCTCGTGCTCAGGACGCGCGTCATAGTTCGCCTCGTTGACGTGCTTCCAGCGATAGGCAATCGCACCGCCGTCTGTGGCGATAATGTCGTTGATGGCGGCGTTGAGTTTATGGCCCTGATCAATGGAAACGCGACGATCCTCGAAACTGAGGCCGGCGATGCCTTTGCGAATGCGGCGCGTCTCATCGATATCGCTGACGTTGCTGCCGCCGATGGGTATTGATGTCGCCCAGCCGCTAAACCGCTGCAACGTCTTCTCAATCGACGCCGTTCGATTCAACTTGATCAAATTTGCCGACGCCATGATGCGCCGATCCAACTCGCCGCGCAGTTTCGGCTTGATGCTCTCAATCGTGAACTGACTCAATCCCGGATGCGCGCGCTGCAACCGAGTCTTCGACAGCGAGCGCGTAAACGACTTCATCAACGATGCGCGCACCAATTGATTGAGTTGCGCCTCGGGTATCAAGGCTGCGCGAGCGGCGACGCGGATTGCGTCCAGCCACTTATCCAACCGCGCCTGGCTGTCAAAGCCATGCTCGTTGAAATCGTCCATGGCCGAATTGACGACGGCGTAGAACTGTTGGCGGGGGCTCGTGACTCTCACACTATTGCCTCGCGCGTGCGCGCGGCCTGCCGTTCCTGCCTGCGCCGTGCGGTTGCCTGATAGTCATCGACGGCAGAGCGGAAGCGTGTCAAACGACGCAGCGGCGTCACTGAATCGAATTTGCCGAATTTCTTGGATAGGCCGTCCGGTTCTTGCGCGCCGCCTTCCTCGCCTTCCGGCGCCTGCATGGCGGACTGAGCCATCTCGTCTGCTTGTTGTTTCTGTTCCTCGAGATGGGACTGCAATTCTTCAAAGTCGAGTTCCAATGAGTGCGGGAAGAGGCGCTTGTTGTCGGCGAGGCAATCGGTGATCCACTCCATGACGGTGGCCTGATTCTTCGGATCGAGCAACGGCAGTAGCACTTCGGCAGCGGCGATGACGGCTTCAAACTTAATTTTATCGACGGCCGCAAGCTCCGATTCCGGCTCCTTCATGACCTCCGGCCATGTTGCACTGAATGCCGCTCGCCACTTCAAAAATGCCTCGTCATACGAAACCGCGCCATACTGATCCGGATACTTCGCCTGGATCGTCTCGTAGAACTTGGGATTCCATGCGCGGTATTGACACACGTTGTCGCAAAATGCGTAGAGCGGCGCCATCCAAATGCGAATGCGGTCCACGTACCCTGCAATATTCTTCGCATCCTCCGTGCCTTCGCCGAAGCCCGACACCAGGGTCTCGTTTTCCAGAAGTACTGCAGGCATGTCTCCGGCAGTCGCGACGTTCTTGATGCAGTTCGTGCGGGCATACGTCCCTGCACCGTCCACGTTCTGCATGTTGAGGGTTTCAATTTCCTCATCGATGTCGATCTGCAGCACGTTGCCGCTCTGTGCCATCTTCAGCAGCCAGCGCACCGCTGCGCCGACATTCTGCATGACCTGATCTACGACAGAACCTGGCGATTTGCGCTTCGCCACCAGCAGCGCAAGCTTCGTCGCGATCATGTCATCCGCGATCATGAATCGAATGAAAGTCTTGAGCGGGAACAGCGCGCGCTGATAGACGGATCTCCCGACGAATCCAAATGCCGATGAGGTGTAACTGATGTAGATCGGTTCCTCGTTCAGCATTACGACGAATCGCGAAGGATGGTACGACTGCCCCTGTACCGTGACGCCTTTAGGCTTGTTGAAGTCCGGCGCATTCGGAATCTGATTCAGCACAAGAGAGCCGGACGTATTCAACGGATCCATGACGTTGAAGAAAATGCGCTTCTGCCAAATCTCCGTCATCTCAATCGGCACATTTGTAGGCATCGCCGTGCCGTCTGGATTCTCCGCGCCCAGTGTCAATGCGCCAATGCCGTAGATGCGCGGAATGCGTGCTGCGTTATGGATCGATGTATCGTACGCATCAGCAGCCCATTGCTTGGTGTAGGCCTCAGCAACCTCGGAGGGCGCCTCCTGAATGGCGATGACGCGCTGCTGGCGCTGCGCCATGTTGATGGGGGCTTCGGCCATCTTGGCGCCGAGGGGATGGTACAGATAGATCAGTTTGCAAAGTTGATATGACGGTTCTGACCCTGGCTCGATTGAATCTGCCATGAGTACTTGGCCCAATGGCGTCTGACCTCCTGGCAATCCGTTGCCAAGTCCACCATCGATTGATATGCCGGTGTAGACACCCATCAGTGCCCCACTCTCGCGTATTCAGCGCCAACGCTCGCTGTCTCGCCCCGCGCCTGAAGCGTCAACGGCGCCCCGCACACTCGCGTCACCGTGAATACACCGCGCGCGTAATTGACGTTGCCAGCTGCGTCGATGATCTGCACCAGCACGGCGTGACGCTCCGACTGGCGCGAGTACGAGACCATCGTATTTTTAGCGGCCGGCACCGAGATCAGGTTCACGGCCGCAGGGGTAATCGATACCCATGGCGTCAGCTCATTGCAGCAGTCAACGACCGCATCGCTCATCTGCATCAGCGTCCACTTGACCGATGCCGGGATCAGCGGATTGCCGTACTGATCGAAGTACGAGGCTTGTACCTGTACGGCGCTGCCTGCGACGTAGGAGGACTCAGCCGCCTGCGCGCCAGACTGACTCAGGGCGATGACGGTCGCATAGCCGAATGTGGGCGACAGCGAGGCGGCCGTGGCGTAGCACGCGCCGATTCCTGCGCCGTGAGCGGTGAGGTTTCCCACTATTCTGGCCCGGTGCTCACGGCAGAATCACCAGCGAATTCGGCGCAAACTGCGGCGTCACGCCGTTTGAAACCACCAGTGGCGCAAGCTGCATCAGAAATCCAGCGCCGATCGAGGATGTGGTCACTGGATTTTCGTTATTGGGCGTCGTGGACAGCGTGATTTGCGCCCCAGACACAGTGCCGACGTAATACGGCACGCCCTCAGTCACGCCACCTGGCAGCGTCGAGAATCCGGTACTGAAACATGCCACCTGCGCGTTCACGCTCGGGCTCACGTTCGGCGAGGTGAGGACGCCTGGACTCGCCTCGGTGGCCGTAAAAAGGCTTGGGCCGCCGCCCAATGGCCCCGCCATGAGCAACTGGCCATAGCCACTGGCTGACAGCCCGAGCCCCCAGAACAGCAGCGTATCGCCGCTGACGCCACACTGCGGGAATGTGATCTCTTCGGCCAGAAGGCCGGTGACCGGCGGTGTGGCATCGACACTGAACCCGTCGATACTGCGCGGCACGAGCATGCGCGTGTAGTTGGAGTAGGCGGTCTCGTTGGTGGTCTGGTTGCCGCCTTGACCGGGCCATGCGTTGTACAGGCTCAGATAAAAATCGGTCGTCGGGCCGATGTCCGGGACTTGCGCGATGCCGGGCCACAGCTGGCCAGTCAGCAAAAGCTGCAGGTAGGCGACTTGGGTGGAGTAGGCGACGTTGGCCATTACCGCGCTCCGTTGAGTCGCGCCAAGGGGCGCAACACATCCGCACCCACGACCGTCAGCGATACCTTTCGCCGCTCGATTTCGTACTGCACGATGTTCTGCATCGAACTGAACATCTGCAATCTCGCCACGCAGGTTTGAAGCTGCTGGAAGATGGCCTGCGTTTGCGCGCCGGTGAACTCAGCGGCCTTGGCGAGCTCGCCGTCATCCATGTCCTTGACGGGTTTGCCGTTGATGGCGTAGCCGGAGGGAGCGACTGATTCGGTCATGACTCACCTCAGGAAAAACAGGACCAGCAACACGATGAGCAGCAAACCGACGCCGCCGACAGGTCGGTAACCCCAGCCAGTTGAGTATGGCCAGGTCGGCAACGCGCCGAGTAACAGCACGATCAACAAAACGACGAGGATGAGGTGCAATGACATGGCGGCTCCCCTGTGTGGTAGTGGCCCGAAGATACCAGACCTCGGGCGCGGCGGCATTGTGTCAATAGCCCTTGCGATTTCCTAGCGCTAGCACTACCCCATAGCAGAACGCATCCAGACAGTCATCCGCATCGCGGTCTCCTGACTCCATCGAGAATCTCAGGATCTGCGCCATCATATGATTTTTCGTCGACCCCTTAAATGTCACAACCTTGCGGAATGCGTAGTCAACGACTTTCACCATTCCAGCCGCGACGTAAGGCGCCGCTGCTTGCGCTCGTTCCTTTTTGCCAAGCGAAGACAGTTTGCTTTCTATCGGATGGATGTTAAGTCCCTTTTCCTGCGACTGCTGGATCCAGCCGATACCACTACCCTTGTCCTCAACCCATACGCCGCGTACTCCTTCGCGCGCCTTGCAAAGAGTTGACAACTCTTCGAGACGCTTGAGGATATTCGGCGCCAACGTAACAGACGTTGAGACTTGAATCTGAAGATAATCGTAGTCCAGTAATATAAGCGGCGCAGCGATGTCCTTGTACCGTGTACGCGCGAAGTACGCTACGGCTGTGCCGTCATGCTCGTTTCCAGTCTTTGACGCTGAATCCACAAACGCGCACACGTAGTCTACATGTATTGGCCATCCCTGCACTGGATGTGCGGGCACCGCGGCGATTCCGTCACTTGCAGGCACGCCACCGACTAGCAGCATCTCTTGACTGAAAAATGCACCCTCAATCGCTCGTGGAAGCTGCTGGAACAGTGAAGTCCATGCACGGCGATCCGGCTCAAACTGCTGCCAATGTTTAGGACCGAACCACTCGGGCCACAGATATTCCCCCAACTGCCGTCCTGCCGGATCGGTTGAGTTCTCGCATCGCGCCTGAAGGCATAGCACTTCCCATTCCAACCCGTCGTGCCTTCCAATGATCGTGCCAGAGTCTCCAGAAAAATCCTCAGGCAATATGCGCCCCGCCGGATCTTCCTCGTCCCAGTGCGTCATGATGACTACCAGCCATCCGCCAGGAACAATACGCGAGGTAATATTGCTCAGAAACAAATTCCACGTCTTTTCCCGCTCAACCGGGGAATTGGCTTCGCTATAGCCTTTGATGGGATCGTCAACTATTCCGCATTCGAATCTGTTGCCGGGGAACTGACCGCCGATTGAGTCTGCCATGTAGTTGCTGCCATTGGTCAAAGCGAATTTATCTCCTGCCTTTGAATCCTTCGATAACTCCACGTCAAATATTTGTTTATATCTAGGCTGCGTGATGACAGATCGCGTCTTACGCCCAACAGACATTGCGATGTCATTGCCGTACATGCCGAGCGCGAGCCGAGTATTTGGATTCTTCCCCATGTACCAGCTTGGGAATACGATGGACGCGTAGGTCGTTTTCGCGGATCCTGGCGGCAGCATCATCAGCAATCTGCCGTAGTCCTTTCGCGATGTTCTATTCATCGCTTCAAGGATGATCTTGTGATGCGGAGCTAGATTGGTCTCAACGGGCTCAAACAATTCTGAGTCTGGATCTTTGCTCAGCGGCCGTCCGGGAACATCGATGTAGCCTGCAAACTCAATCGGACTGGATCGTGCTCTCCTGCGATTCAATAACGCTTGAGCCGCCATCTGCGGCGTGATTGTGCGCTTCTTCGTTGCCCTCTGCAGTTCGCTCAACATCACTTCGACTTGTTCGTCCATCAGTCACCTGTTCTGCATCAGTTACCGCCATACGGCTGGGCCGCATTGGAGCCTCGCGTCTGGCAATCGCTGCGAGCTGCGCATCGCTGAGTGAATCCAAATCGCTGTTATCGCCATCGCCAGGCATCACAAACTCAGTGCGCACCAGATCGGGTATGCATTTGTTCAACAGCGTGGTTGCGGCACGGATTTGTGAGCTCGACATCTCGACATCCAGCAGCACGTGATCTTGCAATCGGTTGATCAGTTGCGTCGCTTTGATCTGCGTTCGGACTTCGTACAGGCGCATCGGATTGATGGTGGGATATGGCATTTTCCGGTAACTCTATGATTCTGGAAATTACTCTGGATGACTCTGGTTAGGCGCAAGGCGAGCATAGCAAATGCCAGCACCGTCCCAGTATCCTCTGCCGGCCCGTAACCCGAATAAGTGACACAAATTGTCACCTCTAATTGATTGCCTAAGCAATCAGTGAAGTCTAGTGAAGTGTCTGCCAGCCCCTACCCTATCCGCGCGCGCGTATGAGAAACTACCGGCACAGACTTCATCTGACTTCACTAGCTGCCGTGGCAACTAATTTATGTTCAATTGCCGTACCTTCGATCGTCGTCCTCATCGGATTTACTGGTGTTGAGGGACAGCCCTTCATAGATCGGATTTCCGCCTGAGCCGCGCCTATAGACATAACCGCGCTTCTCCATCTCGGTGCGCATCTCTTTTTGCGGGATCGCGCGCTCATTTGAGGCTTCAGTGAATTCACGATATCGGGAATAAAAAATCGAGGATTTGACCTGGCTATTCGCACGCACCGTGCAATTTTCTTCGACAAAAATACCCAAGGTGTCAGACTCGCTGCGATATTGTTTGACGGCATCAGTGATGATAGCGGGCGGCTTGAGCGCTCCGTCTTCGCGCCACGCCTCGCATCCGTCTAAGGCCCAATTCAAAATGCCACTCAATTCACCGCATAATTTGCCAATGAGCCCAGAATCTTGTTGTTCAGCGGGAATAGACACAGTAAACGGAACGAGTCTCAATCGACGCCATATGCCATCATCAGTTCCATTGATTGAAGGCTTGTGATTGCCGCGAACGATAATGCGATGAGTCGGCCGAAAATCGAAAAACTCGTGATTGAGAAATCGAGCTGTGAGCGTATCTCCGCCTGTAAGGTCTTTCAGTTTAGCTTCATCAAATTTACTTCCCTGCGTGGTCTCATTCATCATTGCGGCCCGGACGCCACGAAGTCTTGCGATATCGTTAGGAATGCCCGCATGACGCCGCAGCATGATCACATCTGGACTGATAGTGATCGCGTACTCGCCGAGTAATCGTTGTACGACCTCGCAAAAGACAGACTTGCCATTCGCACCGGATCCATACAAGAAATGCAGGGATTGATCTGAGGTATCGCCAACTAGCAAATATCCCACGAGGCGCTGCAGATATGATCGAAGTTCTATATTACTGGCCGTAATTGTGTCTAGAAATTCATTCCATAGAGGGCACTTTGCATTGTCGTCAAAATGCGCCTCTGAAATGCTGCTGATGAGGTCGATTTTTGAATGATCGCGCAGCTCTCCGGAACGCAAATCTATTGTGCCATTGGCGACATTGAACAGCCACGGATCTTGGTCAAAATCGGCTAATCTTGCTGGAATTCCGCGTTCCGACCTTGCTAATGAGACCATGGCCTCGACAGCGCGTTTTGACTGTGAATTCTTCGCATGCTTGATCACCTCTTTTCTGTCTATAGCATTGCGGATTTCATCGAAGATACTTATTGCAGTACGTTTGCCGAATTCCTGGACCTGAATGCCTTTCTCATCGACGCGCCAACGCTGCAAGTCCCACGTGAACCATCCGCGCTCCACCGTATAGCGGACTTTATCGCCATACTGAAACGCGAAACGTCGAGAATTCGCAATATCAGTGTCTGTAAATCCGACCTCATCCGCATCGAGGTAACTGTCTATCGGTGGGGTTTCGATTGCAGGAGGGTTTTCTAATTGTTCTGCAAAGACATCTCCAGAATCAGATGCGGTGTCAATCTGCGGCTTAGGTGTTGGCGATGGCCATGCGAAACCCATGGTTTTGGCCGCGTGGACAACTGACCCGACTGTCTTCGTATGTTTTCGTGCCTTCGCCGTTGGATTGAAGGTCGCCCATTTTTCGCGACAGTCATTGATCCCTGAATATTCTGCGGGACACTCACCGGTTATTTCTCCGGCGCTCCATGCATTCCAGAGCAAGAAACCGTCATCGGCTGCGCCGCTCGCAAGGTGAATAATTTGCCCCGTATCGATCCATATTTGATAGGAAGTCGGATCGATGTAAGGCAGTGTCAGAATCAGTGTGTTTTTATCTTTAGCCCATGTTTCAGGGGTCGCGGTCGGAAGGGGTTTTAGATTTCGGACATCAATAAACTGTTCGTCTATAAGCCCAGCGGGTAGCGGCGCGATCTCATCGCCGTCTACTCTGCCTCCATGCATAGGCCACCAGATGATGTATCCGCGCTGAGCACGACAATCCAGCCCTTTGCGTTCGATGTTATCCAGTTTGAGACAAACGCCATTACGGTATTCACGGCCCTCCGGGGTGCGGAAGAGGTAGTGTTTGCCGCCTGAGAGTGTCCCGTGATTGCGTGTACCGGACAGTTCCGCTGCATGTAATTCCAGCCAGTCTCGAGCCGCCTGGTCGGCTTTCGGAAGATCATAGTCCACTACTGCCAGCCGCGTGCCGCTGCCCGTGGGGACGCCCACAAGAGCGTCAGGCCATTCCTGCCACCAGGCGCGGATCTGGTCAGGGTCCTGGCTGGCATCGTCCAGTCCGCGAAAAGTATGCGGCGATTTAGGCTTGCGGAGTTTCGGTTTGCCCCTAATGTAGATCGTCTCGGCGCGAACTCGACACGGAAATACCGGGTATGTTCTAGCCAGCCGGACTATCGCCTCGACCGGGGCGATCGACGCGACGATAGCACTCACAAAAGAGAGCCTTGAGATTCCCTATTCCAAGGAGGGAGAGATCTGATGTCGATATCACCCAAATCCCTATGTGGAATCCACTTAGAGAGAACCTTGTCGCAGTTCGTGCATCGCCAGCCTACTGCGTTGTTGCCTCGACAATATCGGAGTTCCGGGGAACTGCGAAGGCATGTGCACGGAGGTGCTGCCATATTCATTATTCACGCCCAAAAAAAGCCCTAAGAAGCAGTCCCGCGCATCGCAAAATGCGCGTTGTCGACACCGTCAGCACGGCCGGACCACTTCTTAGGGCTTGCTGATGATAGACAACGCTGATCGACAAATCAGCACGGCCGTTTCAAGGCCGCTATCTAAGCCTACTGCTACGCTGCCAGCGGCGCAACACGATTTCGCCCGTCAGACAAATCCTATTTTTCAAAAAACTGTGACGGTGTGGGCTTGACAATTGCGCTATGCTCGCTGGCGCCATGTTCACCCAACTCAATCGGATCGAGGCAAAACTCGATCTACTATTCAGGAGTATAGATAAAATGTCCGCAACAGAAGCTCAAGTCGCTGCCGATGTCAGTTCGCTCACGACTGCCGTTAGCAGTCTCATCACCGCGACGCAGAATGTCTCCGCAGAACTCCAGGCGCTTCAGGCGCAAGGCGGCGCGACCCCGGATCAGCTGGGCGCGCTGGATACGCAGATCACCGCAGCGACGGCTGCCGTACAGGCCGAATTGACCGCGCTGAACCCGACGCCAGCACCGACGCCTTAATCAGAGTTCAGTCGCCACACCGTATGCGGCGTGACGCCCAGGTCCGCCGCAATACGCTTGGGCAAATTATCGCGATAGAGTTTCATCCGGCGCCTGATTTCGGTGCGCCTGAATTCAACAGTCTTGGTAGGCGGCCGGCCGGTGCGGCCTGTGTTTTTCAGCAAGACCGCGTCACAACAAACAGATCCGCCGCATCGACGCCATAGAAGGAACCAACGAAATGACCTTTTGCAAAATCGGCTTGAGCGCGGTAACCATCAGGAAGTGGAATGGCGTCTAGCGCCGGCTGAATGATTGAATTGGCCTGTGCGGCTGCCTTGGCAGGGTCAGCAGACATCATGCAGCGCTCAATATCATTCGCTGCCTGAACTAGCGCAGATATAGCTGCCCGGTGGAGCGCGAGCATTGTCTCAAACCTAATCATGTCAGACCATGTCAGCCGCTCATTCAGCCAATCAGCAACGTACTGTGCTTCGGAGACGGTGTAATCAGGTCGATAAGTATTCGTGCATCCATTGCTTTCCTTGTACCGAAATGCACGAATGAGGACATCGCCGGTGTCCATCATCATTGCATCGAAATAATGCGCCGTATAGATATCGGCCATTAGATGCCGGCGCCGCTCGCGGATCTGTTCGCGGGTACTCACCACGTGTCATCCAAATCAGCATTGCTGGCCGCGTGATTGAGCAAGTGAGCAGCATCAAGCCAGTCCGACAGCCGATCGCCTGGTGACTCCGCGAGCCACCGCCGCTGATACACGTAATAGGCCGCGAGCTGCTGCGCGTTGAAGTGGCTGATCTCGCCGGCCATGACTTGGATGACTAGGCCGCGTAGCCAGGCGTGGGAGAGGGGGTGAAGGTGGTGGTGGCGGTCACTAAACATTTGGCAATTGCCATCCGTATTTTGCACGCAGTCCATCATGGAAGCCCGCTTGAAAGGTAAGAGTAAACTCCAATGCTTCTTTGAGTGTTCGTCCCGCGACTACTTTCATTGCACCCAAGTAGCGGCTCTCGGCCAGCACCCACCATCCTTCTGGACCTGTTTTCGATAAATGTGGCTTCACAAAAACACCCCATCCATCGCCGCATCAATCGGCCCGCGTAATTTCGGATCGCGCCATTGCTCAAACGACAACGGACGCGTGGGGTACATTGTCAAGGCCTTCCTGCACCATTCGATATAGGCGACGAATTCCGGATCTGGCTGACATGGTTCAATCCCCATGATATGGCTGATGATCTGTTTGTAGGTCGGATGGTTGGCTGCCTCATTGTCGAGTTCTTGGGTGCGCAGCATTTGAGAGAAACGCTCTACTGTGGCCTCGTCAGCGACGGCTGGGAATAGATCCTCGATGCGTGAACGATTGATGCACCTCGGTATCCACTTTTCGACCGCATGCAGCAAGATCATGAGAATCTGATACTGGCCGGTTGTCGTCTCGTGCAAGATGTCTGCAAGATGTCCGTAGTCGAGTTCCAGTGTGTCATTGCGACGCCGGAAACGCAGTCGATCAGGGATATGCGGGGTTATCCACGCGCGAGCGCCAGGCCAGTCGGGCAGGCGTGTCTCAATCGAGATAAACGCGGGCAGAGTGGGGAATACGAAGGGGCGGCGAGGTTCGCGGCGGATCTCTGCGACAATGACTTGGTGGAGGGGGATTTTATTCATCACCGCAGCCCGGACCAACTTCGCCAGTATTATTCATATTCACAAAATCCTTCCAATGCTTCCAGCCTTTCGGGCAGTAAAATCCCCACTCGCGAATCCGCGGACCCGTGATAAACAGCGTCCAGCAAAAACTGATGCCGCCATTGATAGTAGGAAGAACTAATCGATGCGCGGCAGTCGGGCGCCGAATGACCAATGACCATCGGCGACGCCGAAATGTACCGCGCTCCGTCACTTCGTCGTAGCAGCCTTTGAGGATGATGGACAGGTTCCACCAAGGGTGATCGTGTAGCGCTCTGTCGTCATCATCGCGCATGATCTTGTGCAGATAGATATTGAAAAATCTATTGCGCGGAATGAGATACCAGCGATGAATGTAAGGACTGTCGGCAGAACCAATGATGAAGTCTGGCGTCCTCACTCCGGCACCTCGCGCCCCATGTCATCGCATGGCCATTGCATCAGCGACCGTTGCGGCTCGCTATTGGTCAGCGCACTGCGTTCGCGCTTATCCGTGCAAGCGTCGCACCACGGCTCGTACATGCCGTGATCACACCGTTCGACGCTCACGCCTCACCCCGCAGTAGCGGCTGGCTGCGACGCAACCGGGATCGGTACCACGCACACCGCCCCATCCTTGGAGCCGCGCCCGCGCCGTCTGGGGCGCGTATCGGGCGGTGTGGGGTTGTGAGGGAAGGTGAGCCCAATACGGGCGAGGCGGACGATCTGGCGCGGTCGCTTCCATAATCGCGCGAGGTGCGAGTCCGAGTGAAGGCCTGATCTGGACTGCGTGACCTGATCATCGGTGAGATTCTGGGCTTTGGGGCGAGCCCCTGGACGTGCTGCCATGTCGCAATTCCTGGGGCCGCTTGGCCGCCGTGTAGGACATGGACGACAAAGCCTACAGAAACCGGCCGATATGTCAAGTTAGAGCTATCCATGGCGCTTCATCCACCATATCGTTTCTCGGCCTCGGCGATGAACAGTTCGGCAATATCGAAGGCGTGGGCAACCATCTGTGGCCCGTCGAGCGCGAAATACGGCATCCCGGTTGGCATGACAGCGTCCAATTCCGGGCGCGTCAGAAGTGCGTGCAGAGATATCGCGGCGACTGCGATAGTCACAACGTGACGCTCATCTGCGTCGGTGAATAGTGTCACAGCCTCACTCACCGATTCGCCTTAGATGGTGGCGATATACGAGGAGTCTCGGCAACTGAAGTTGGCGGCAATAAATTCATTCTCGCCTTTTTCAGTTCTCGTTTTTGCGCGTGCAGCAATCTGCCATGATGATCCTGCGTCTGCTTGCCGATTTCTGTCTCTGGCTTCGCCAGACCTACGTTTTTGAGCTGGGCGCCAATCTTTCTGCCAGCGCTCTGTAGTGTTGGATGCGTGCGAGAGAAGATCTCCTCCGGCGTCGGGCAGTAAAATCCCAACTGTTTGGACCGATACAAAACAATGGAATGATCTGCCTTTAAACGCGCAATCCACGCGGCGTACACGGTCCTATAACGAATTCGATTTGGATTTCCGATCAATGGCTTGGCCTGCTCATCGGTAATCTTCCATTCGCCTGCCTTGATTGTTTCCGGCGGCCATTGCTTCAACAGCGCATCCACATCTGGTTTCGTCGGAATGCCTTCATCCCACGGGAAATGTTTTGTTTCAGTCATCTTAACATCCTTTGGTCATAGACCCCTTGCCACACCATGCCCGGCCGCGCCCTGCCATGCCTCGCCATGCCCGGCCGTGCCTCTCCGTGCCCAGCCCGGCCCATCTGATCACACGATCTTCGCTTCAAACGTCCCATACGGGCCGGGCTTCTTCGGCGCGCCCGGACGCCAATCACCGATCCCTTTGTACTGTCCTGCATACGCAAAAATATCAGCAAGGGCTCTGTCAGTTATTTGTTCGTCCCACACCGCAATAGACCCAATTGCTTGCCAGCCGGCAGCGAACTGAGGGCGCACGCGAATGTGCTTCGCGGATCCCACGGCGGCCCGCTTCACGAGCAGTTCAAATCCGAGCGCTCTTGCCGCATCCTTATGCTTAGAAAATTCTTTCAAATCCTTAAGGCTCTCAATGTCCGACCATTTAATGGTTGCGCCGTTAACCCGCAGACTCCAGAACGGTTCCACACTCATCATTCCGGATTGTGTCTGTGATTTGAAAGTCTTACCGTTTTTACCTCCAGGAACCGGAACCATCGCCCCGCCCTCCATAAGCGATTTCATAACATTGGTCTGCGGTATCGAAACTATCTTGTCATCGTGGTACACACATCCCAGCCATCTCCATGCTGGCGCCCTATCATCACCGGCTTTGCTTCCCTGTTTATTGGCTGGATCAGATTTCCATGCGTCCATGAAGTCTGCCCAGTCAATATTGTCGTGATGCATTAGCAGCGGTGTTTTGCCGGTAATTATTACTTGATAGGTTCGCATGAAAATCTCCCGTTGAAATTATAGTCCGAGTCGGGCTCTCGCCTGATCCGACACCGTTTTAAGCACCGCCTGCTGCGGCTTGATCATCGACCACCAGGCTTTGCGGTCGGTCTCGAGTTTGGCGAAGCCTGATGCATCGCAGGTTTCATAGAGTTTGATTAGGGAGGCGACTTGGTCCTGCGATGGCGCGTTGATTTTTGGCGCGTTCGCGGCCCATTCTGCCAGTAGCCGTCCGGACTCGCGATCTACCGGCTGATCCAGCGGAAAAAACTTCCTATGCTGGCCTTCCAGTTTGATCGGCTTGGGAAAGCCAGGAGCTTCCTCGGTAAAGAGGAAACTGCACGTCAGTTCGAACGGCAGATGCTTCTCGCAGATCGGCACCCAGCCATTTAGACCCGTGCGTCGTTGTGCTGGCACGATCTTGGTTTTACCGTCCTCTTTAACGATGTCGACCTTTTCCTCCGCGCGGAAACACAGGATCAGATGCGCGCGTAACTGCAGCAGTTTCTGTACCATCTGCTTATGCGCCATCTTCGGTTTAATCCATGCGGCCATTTTGCACGACTCGCGTTTCTTCCAATCGTCACCGGCCATCCGGTCAAGTTCTTCCTCCTGCCAATCGATCACGCCGCCGGCACCAGCCCACTCGTGGGAGCAGCTATCGACCATGATCACCGGATAGCCCGCATCCTCTGCCGCAAAGATCGCCTCGCGGTACGTATCCGGCCGGAACGGTGCCCGCAAGTCCGCATGATCATATCGGTTAGCAAACTGCTGATAGTCTGCGTAGTGCAGCCCACGCCCGGCTTCCGTGTCGATCATGGCGAACTTCTTGCCGGTCGGCGTTAGTCCTGCCGCCAGTTCCAATCCTGTAAAGGTCTTGCCGGATCCGGTTCCCCCAATCAGACCGATGATCAGATGTTCATTACCGCGGACGGCGGGTTTGAATTCGATTGGCATTACTGCACGCCCCCAGCCGGCCCATGCTTAACCGTCCCGGCCTCGATCACCCATGCCATGGGGTCATCTTCGCCTTGCATGACCACTTCCAGCCATGCCTGCATATCGTGTTCCTCGCAAATCTCATCGAGTAACTTGACGCCGTTCTTATCGAGCAGCGACCCTTCCTTGATTCGCAATATCCTCAATTCCGGATCTTGTGATGCGGCAATGGCTACCGACACGCGCAGTCGCACAGCATCGCTCGCTTGGGCGAACGGTAGGTCATTGTAGAGGATCTCATTGGCCCCGAAGCCCAGTCCCTTGACCGGCATGGCGGCTGCGGTAATGGCCTCGCGCTTTTCCTTGTCAACCAGTTCTATTGCAGCAGTCAGCGCATCGGCTTCGGACTTGGCGGCCTCAGCATGCTTGATATGCGTATCACGCCGTTCCTTGCGGCGATACAGATCATTGGCGGTACGCGCGCGATCCAGTTTGGCCGCCAATTCGTCCACATCGATTTCGGCAGGCAGCGGTTCGGCGCTGTCGATCTTGGACTTCAGTTCGTCACGGTCCGCCTCTCTAGTCTTGACGTGTTGTTCCAGTTGGCTGCGCACGGCCTGCAATTCTGTGGCTGCGCTTTCCTGGTGTTGTGCCAGTTCTATCTTTGCCTGCGCCAACGCGTCCTCGAATTCCTTGATACGCATGCGCAGATCATCGGCGCGCCTATCCAGGCGATGACTGGCGGCTGCGACTTGCTGATCAATTCCGCCGCGAAGGACCTCGGCTTCAGCGGTCAATCGTTTCAGGGACTCTTCTGCGACAGTACGCCGCTCTCGCCGCGTCGCCAATGTGGCATTGGACTTACCGGCATTGTTCAGTTCTTCGATCAGCGATTCTTCGTCCACGGGCGCGGCCGGTGTATCCGGATGCAAGTCAATGACGGCCGCAGCACCGCGCTCCTGTTTCTCCATCCGGTTCCACTCGGTGCGCTTTTCAAACAGCGCCAGGCGTCGGCCGGCGTTGTCCGCGAAGTCAAAGCCCGGCACGAATTTCTGCAATTCTGTGAATTGCTTTGCCGGTTCCATGCGGGCGAATTCGAGCGGATCGAAGGTCAGTTTGCTGAACAGTTTGTCCAGCATCTTTTGCGGAGACGGAAAGCGTGCGCCCTTGCGCGACTCGACACGCAGCAGCGTTGTTTCGTCGGCGGACTCTGTTTTGTGGAATTCGCGACGGACAATGATCTCGCCGAGATCCAACCTCAATGATGGCCTCGTTGGCCTCTGGTGTTAATGGCTTCGACGGCGCACTGCTGCACCGCGGATTGCCACCCAAATAGCATCCAAGATGCTGCTCTTGCCGGCCTCATTGGGTCCGGTGATCCTGACTATGCGACTACCAGGAACGATGTGAACTTCAATCACGCGCTTGAAACCCGTGATACGCAGGGAATTGATTTTCATGGGTTCACACCTGTCCTCTAAAAATAAGCTGACGTTGGAATTCGCGGCTCATGGCTTCAGCTCAAGTGCCACGCCAGCGCGCGCCTCGAAAATCTCCCGATCACGCCCGGCGAAATAGGCGCCATTGAAGATATAGCCGTCCTGGACCTCGATGTATGTGTGGCGGGTCGGACGCCAGATCGCCGACACCGTCGCGACCTCCACGCCTACATTGGTAGGGTCGCTCACCAAGTGCTGTTCAATGCTGGAGATGTGCTCCACGCCCATGTGCAGCGTGTTGGGGGCGACGGCGCAGCCTGGCAGCGCCAGTAGCGTAAGGGGGGCCAAGATTCGATTGCTCACTCCTGCGCCTCCAGCTCCTGCGACATCGCCCAGTCGGTAGGCGCCATGTTCACCCAGCCATCCGAATACCCGGGCCACTTTCCGGTACTCAGGCACTTCTGCCACAACAACACAGCTCGACGCCACCGCATGCGGCCCATTTCCTTCATTGATTCAGTCGGCCGTGCCGGCAACACAGCGTAAGGTGCCTCCAGTTCAACAAACGGCCAGCCAAAGTCCACGCGTCCCAACAGTTCCGGATTCAGTTTTTCCACCGCACTTGAGTAGGCCGCCGCCTGAATGTCATAGGCCATATCCGTGATGATCCGTTTGACTTTGAGCGGATGCGCACAGGCGGCCGACTTAGGATCCAGTAGCACGCCATTGGTCAGGTCTAAGTAATCCGCCATTCCGCGGCAGCGGACCGGGCCGTTCTCGGTTTCCTCATCCCATTCGAAGGCCTGTTCTCGCAGCGCATGGAGCGCCATCAGATCAATATCATACTCAGCCAGCCGCTCGCGAATGGTTTCCGCTGCCGCGACAATTCCATCGTATTCATGCGCGATAATCGGCGTCTTGCCTGCCGCAATGGCCGCATCCCGAAGCTCTTGCGCGGCTTTCGTTCGGAAATTGTCCGCACGGACAACAACGATATCCGCACCAATGCCGAGCAAGAGCTTATGAATCACCTGTCCCTTCCCCATCGCTTTGGTTTGCTCGCGTACGTGACCACCCAGACGCGGGTGGTAGTAATACGCATGCATCGGCGACTCGGTAAGCAGTATTTTCGCGACCGAATAACTGAGAGATGGCACTTCAGTCGGATCGGCATGATACTGCTCTTTCGAGCAGTCCAGAAGGCGAGCGAAGGGCATGACTATACCGCCGCTTCGTCGGTCGCATCCTCGCTGCCGTCGTCCTTGAGCTCCGGCACATCCGCCTTCATCGCCTCGCGCAGATCCGCCTGCTCGGCATAGCCGACAGTGAACTCGCCCTTGATGTAGAACCGCAGTGCGGCGGGGCCTGAAGTGGATTCGACCAGCGCCTTCGGGGCCTTGGTCTTTGTGTCGCGAATGATGTACGTGCGAAGGATCTTGGCTTTTGCCATTTTCGTAACTCCCGATTTGTTTAGCGAAGCGTCGGTATTGACGCAAGGTGTCACTGTACGCACGTCGCGCACAGCGGTCAACGTATTTATGCCGAGGGCTGCATTGCCGGCATCGGTGATGACTGGAGTACCTTCGTCTCCGAAGGTAATGAGCCCGCGCCGATGCAGGGCGTTGAGCACCCAATCGACCGCCATGGCGCTGGTCAGTCCCGTCTGCAACATCAATTCCGCAGTTCCAGCATGAGCGTGCCGCATGGTCAGCTGCCTGAGCATTTTCTCCTGCGTTGGAGACATTGGCTTCATCGCCGTCCCACCTTGATCGCCGCATCGGCAAACGACTTGACAGATGCCGCGTAACGCTGGACCGCCTCACTGGAGACGCTGCCACCACTCACCGCAATCGCCACTTCGCCTGCGCCCTTGGAAATCTCGGCAAGCGTTGTAAGCAAAGATTCGCGGCATAATTCCAGATGCTCAGCTTGGCGCGCCCACTCGGTCAGTCGGCTGTCGCGGCCTGCGCATTCCTCGCCACCGTCGATGGCGTCCAGGAGTTCTTCGGAGAGTTTCATTCTTCGTCCTCTGCGTCGGGTTCTTCGTGACAAAAGCGGCACTCTTGGTATGTTTGCCAAATACCGCGATTGCCGTCCGCATCATCGCCATAACGCTCGCGCTTGGTTTGGTAGCTATGGCCACGCGGATCGGTGCATTTCACAACCGCCCCCCCGCCCTCGCAATCGCCTTGTTCGCCAAGTCTTCCGCCGCCTTGCTGCGCTGACATACCCCGCACGTCGGATCCGCGCATCCTTCGGAGCGGTAGTGCGTGAGCATGGCATTTAGTGCAGCGACCAATTCGTCATGGCAGTTCGCAGTCTTCACGATGAACGCGGCCTTGGCTTCGTACTCCGCGAAGTTCTTACCATAGTCGTGCAGTTCGCAATCCGCGACCTCTCGATTGTCCGAGTCGATGACAAGAACGTCGCTGGATGGCGCGAGTTGCCACGGCAATCCGAGGTTTGGTTTATCGGTCATGGCCTGCCTCCGTGAGTGATTGCCGTACCGTACGCGCTACGCGAACAGGAGTCAACAGTTGACGTGTCCGTAATATTTGTCGTACGCTGCGCGCGAACATTCTTCATTCACTTAGGGAGACAGACCATGGCGAAAGCCAAAGCCAAGAGAAAATACACGCGCAAACCGCCGAAGCGGGCCGGCAAGGAGATTGTGCGCATTGATGTGTCGGCGCTAAAAGTACCCGAGCCCAGCGTCTTCGGTGCGCCACTGCTGCCGGATCCGGGCTCTGAGCCCGCAGTGCTCGGATATTCGGAACCCGCCAAATCAGCCGCTCCTGCACCCGCTCCCGCCCTCCCCGCCTCGCGTGGCTGCGGCATGCGGGTCGCTGATACGGTCATGGGTATTGGTCATGATGCCGCAGTTAAGGCCGTCGTCATCCGTCTCGCTGGTATTGAGTTCGCGTTCTCGCCCGTCGCAGCACTGAACTTCGCCCAAGACATCACCGCCCAGGTCGCCCTCCTTCAGTAAATGGTGGCCTTCGATGCAAAAGTGGAGCTGCAGCGTCGCATAAACGCTGCGGTTTCCCTGCGGGCACTGGCGCGGCAGTGGGGCGTGTCGCCATCGAGGCTATGCGATGCGTTGAAGGGGCGGCGGCCGATTGGGGAGGATTTGTTGAAGCATCTCGGGTATGAGGTCGAGACTACGATTGTGCCGAGGCGTAAGAGACGTGGATAGTTACGAGCAGTTCATTCTTGCCAAGAGCCAGGGCGGCGCAGACGATGGGTTCGCGCCTCTATGGATGCCGGACTTTCTGTTTCCGCCGCAAGTTGTCGCCACTGAGTGGACGATTCGCAAAGGCCGCTCGGCCAATGTCAAGGATTGCGGTCTCGGCAAAACCCCGATGGGACTCGTATGGGCATCAAACGTATCGCGCAAGACGAGCAAGCCGGTGCTGTACCTCACGCCAGTTGCGGTGGGGGCGCAGACTATCCGCGAAGCGCAGAAGTTTGGCATTGAGGCGGAACTTTGCAAGGCCGGTCAGTTTCGCACGGGCCATATTATCGTCACGAACTATGAGCGTCTGCATTACTTCAATCCGGATCACTTCGGCGGCGTCGTATGTGATGAGTCTAGCATCCTGAAGTCTTTCGCCGGCACGCGCCGAGGACAGATCACGCAGTTCATGCGCAAGGTCGAATATCGATTACTGCAGACCGCGACGGCTGCGCCAAACGATTACATTGAACTTGGCACGTCCTCCGAGGCCTTGGGATATATCGGGCATATGGACATGCTCAATCGATTCTTCAAGAATGATCTCAACAATAGTGCGCAAGGCCGCATGCGCGGCGAGGTCATTAAGTGGCGACTGAAGGGCCATGCAGAAATCCCCTTCTGGCGTTGGGTTTGCTCATGGATGCACGCCGCGCGAAGGCCTTCGGATATGGGATTTCCAGATGGCGACTTCATTTTGCCACCGCTTGAAGAAGTCGAACACCTTATCGAAGCCCGCACGCTGGCGAATGGAATGCTATTTGCACTACCGGCCATTGGACTTAAGGAACAGCGCGAAGAACGCAAACGCACCGTCGAGGAACGCTGCGCCAAGGCTGCCGAACTGGTCAATCATACTGGGCAGCCGGCCCTTGTGTGGTGCGATCTGAACGAGGAAGGCGATACGCTCGAGCGGATGATTCCGGATGCCGTGCAAGTCTCTGGTTCTGACAGTGAGGATGCGAAAGAGGAACGGTTGCTCGCATTCGCGGACGGCAAAGCGCGTGTTTTGGTGACGAAGAAAAAGATAGGGGCGTGGGGGCTCAATTTCCAGCACTGTGCGCATATCGTGGATTTTCCGTCACACAGTTTCGAGCAGCGGTATCAAGGAATCCGTCGCTGTTATCGATTTGGTCAGAAACGTCCGGTACGTGTCGATACTGTCACAACCGAAGGACAGCGCGGCATTCTCAAGAATATGCAGCGCAAGGCCGCTCAAGCCGATGCAATGTTCGATCGGCTCATTGAGCAAATGCACAATGCTCAGACTATCGGTCGGTTTCGCGGCGAAATCAAGAATATGGAGTTGCCGTCATGGATGTCGTAGAGCAATCGGTTACTAACAAGTTTGCATTATATAACGGCGACTGCATGGATGTTTTGCGCGCGATGCCCGAGGCGTCTGTGCATTTGTCCATTTATAGTCCGCCATTTGCATCTGCAGGAGTCGGTGGCCTGTACGTGTATTCCAGCGATCCTCGCGATCTGTCGAATTGCGACAGTTACGACGAGTTTTTCAAGCAGTACGGATTTCAGGTCGCAGAATTGGCGCGCGTGACGATGCCAGGTCGAATGACGTGTGTTCACTGCATGGACATCCCGCGCAGCAACAGTGGCACCGATTCATATATTGATTTCCCTGGAGATATCATCCGTCTGCATGAACGGTGCGGCTGGCACTTCACTGGACGGCGCATGATCTGGAAAGAGCCGCTGGCCGTGCGTCTGCGCACGATGCAGAAAAACCTCGCGCATGCATCGCTCGTTGCGGACTCGCTTGACTGCGGTGTTGCAGCCGGCGATCAGCTGTTGACCTTCCGTCGTCATGGCAAGAATCCCGTGCCCGTCGCCCATCCGATCGGAATGCTTGACTATGCTGGTGAGCGCTTGCCGCCGGCTGACGTATTGTCCTACCGCGGCTGGACCGGAAAGCAAACAGAGAACCGTTTCTCTCACTGGATATGGAGACAGTATGCCGATTGCATGTGGGACGACATCCGCATGCAACGTGTACTGCCGTACCGCGAGGCGCGCGAAAGCGAAGACGAAAAACATGTCCATCCTCTGCAATTGGATGTCATTGACCGCTGCGTACAATTATTCAGCAATCGCGGCGAGACGTGTTTCACGCCATTCATGCCGAGACCGCTGACGGCGCAATGTGACATGCGCCTCCACTGTCACCTCTTCGGCTGTGCCGTCGCCGCGACCTATCCCGCATGCGCGCGATGTAACGCGGATCTGTACGAAGGTCCGTTCATTGAACGTGGCGTAAATTATTACGTCGATGCCGCCTTCGATCCTGTCCGGCGGCACATTATCTGGCCGATCATGGGCAAGCGCTGCTGCCAGTGTCGATCCGCGCGTGGTTTCTCGCTGGAATATCCTGGCCGACTGGCGCGGGCAAATCGGTATCCGAGGTTTCATGAGCGTACGCGGGTGCTGCAGCGAGAAGCGCACATGCTTTGGATGATTGCGGCCGGCTATGGCTGCCGTTTTGATCGACAAACTCCCGAAACCTCACACCGTTATTTTAGACGAGTGCCATCATTTAGCCGCGAAAAGCTGGACCGAGGTGCTGCAGAAGTGCGGCTATAAATATCTGATCGGCCTTAGTGCGACGCCATGCCGAATGGATGGACGAGGACTGGGTGCGTTCTTCGATAAAATGGTCATGGGCTTGAGTATCGGAGAACTCATTGCGATGGGGTATTTGTCTCCATTTCGCACCTTCGCGCCCAAGACTGTCGATGATTCGACGCTGGACGACTGGCATGCGTTGGCCAAGAAACGCGGCCACAAAGCGCAATGGGCGTGGATGCGGTTTAAGACTATGAAACCACGGGAGAGTAACGATGGGCGAGACGGAGCAATACGGACGGATTCTGCTGCTGTCGAAGGGACCGCACAGACTCATGAGGGTGAATAGCGGGTATGCGTGGGCAGGTCCGATAGTCAATCGCACGCCGAAGTCAATTACGCTGTCGCCATTTCACCGGGTACGACTCGCGCCCCCTGGCACGAGCGACATCTGCGGATTTACGACGCGGGTCATTACCGCTGCCGATGTTGGGAAAAGAGCCGCGATTGCCTGTGTATTGGAAGTCAAACGCGTGGGCGAGAAGCCGGAGCCCGATCAAGAATCGTTTCTCACCATGGTCCGCCACTTCGGCGGGATATCCGGCGTCGCGACCGACGCGGACTCTGCAAAAAAGATCATCGAACTGGATGGCACCTGGCCATTGCGGCGGTATTGACATACGTTCGCGGGGCGCGTACAAATAAATTCAGGGTCTATTGAGAGGGGCCGGCGGATTGACGCCGGGCACATTATCGGTGGTGCTGACATCTGCTGATCTTGTGAATTTGGGAGCTGGTGGTCAGACGAATCTAGTTCCCCCCTCAATGGGTCTTTAATGGGAGTGATGATGGCAATACGATCAAAACGTCCGACCGAGACGCCAGAGGATTACATCATTCATCGGTTGCGTCAGAGTCTCGAAGATATGCTGTCGCTCAATATGGACTATTGCGGCGATCCGAAATGCCACCATTGCGTGCGCCTTGCAGAAATTGTCCGATCTGCGCAGTCACTGGTCAATGATACGGTGGCGTACAAATGACCACCTCAACCCATTGGATCCGTGATATCCCCGGTGATGCGCCGCATTCAACAATCGTTCCGAAAACCTGTCCGATTGGCACCGTACAAACGCTAGTGAATGGCGAATGCCTGTCGCTGTCCAATCTGACTGACGACTCATCGCTAAGCAGCGCGTCCAGCGATGCAAATATTAGCGGTATCGGTATGGCTCAGTTCGCCGTCCATTGTCCGGTCGGTCAAGTGCTGCGCGCTACGGTTGACGATGGGTGGGAATGCTCCTCGCTGACGGATATGGCGACGAAGCACGACTTGGCATCGTTGGGCATCATTGTCGTGGTCATTGCAATAATTCTATTGGCTCAGATTGTTAAGGAGTGGAGAAACAAATGAATCCCATTATTCTCGCCGTTCTCGCGAGATGCCATGCGCACGCGTACATCCATTACGATGTCGCTGTGGCGTCAATCAATCCGAGCGGCACCTATGGGGATGTCGCGCGACCGAGGTCGCTTCAAGAGCAGTACGGCGAAGATCGTCACTTCGAGGCCGATTTCAAGGCATGCGAGACGCTAGTGCCGCAGATTATAGCCGTCGCAGCCAAAGACGACGAAGCGCGCAAAGCGGCGCGCGAGTCCGAAGCAAGGTATAAAGCTGCAGCCGACCAACAACATCTGAAGGACGCGGCCAATATTCTCGCAGGCAAGCCGCAACGTGAATATCCGAACTGCGTTTCCGGTGAAGTCGTATCTGTCGATATGAAGACGGGGAAGTATCTGTGTTCGGTGATGGCACCGTGAGCGCACAACTTGCCCTATACGCACTCCTGAGCGGCCCGTGCCAAGGGAAAGACTGCGACAAGATTCCAGCAGAATATCAACGCCAAAGCGGCCTATTGCTCTACAGCAGTTTGGCTGACTGTCAGGCGGAAGTCGACGAGTTCAAGAAAATGTTCGGCGGTGATCTGATCCTGGACGGCAAGAAAATCGATGCGCATATGGAATCGTATTGCGCCACGATCTACTTCGCCGACTACGCGCAGACTGAGCGCATGGACTATGGCATCCGTCCTATTATCCCCCTCGGCGTGCAATGCACGTTCCAGACATACGTGCCGGAATCGATGATGGCGCGGACCTTGGTACCCTATCCAGATTCTGCTCATTGCGTCGAGCCGAAAAAGAAGACGATCAAGTGAGCGCCGTAATCAGCCCCTGCGGCCTTTATCGATACTCACTGACGCGTCATGTGGATATCGAAGGCGATCCGGCCGAAGGCGATTGGGGCGGTAGGGTCCTATGGGTCATGCTGAACCCAAGCACCGCCGATGCCACGATTAACGATCCAACCATCAAGCGCTGTATCGCCTTCACGCGGGCGTGGAAGCGCGGGCGAATGGACGTGGTGAACCTGTATGCTTATCGGGCCACGATCCCAAACACACTATGGAATGTAGAGGATCCGGTTGGACCTGAGAACGATGACCATATCGGACGGCTTGCTGAATATGCCGGTTTGATCGTCTGCGCATGGGGCAAACCTGGCCCTGATCCGGAGCGCGCGTTGCATGTCCGCGGGCTGTTGGAGAATCGCGGTACGGTCTACCATTTGCGGCTGAACAAAGATGGCAGTCCAGGGCATCCGCTGTACCTGCCGGGCGAATTGAGGCCGCAGCCGTGGCTATGACCAACGTCGTCCCCCTTCGCCGCCGCAGCCCTGAGCGCCGCGCCCGCATACTCGGCTGTGACTTCATTCCGTGCGAAGCCTGCCTGCGCACAGGCCCAGCCAAGCGCTTATCGCCTCGGTCATGGTGCCACGCCTGCGAGTCCGAATTCCCCGCCGTCATCCGTCACGCCAAGGAAATAGTTAAATGGCACGCACAAAGAAACTCGCCGAACAGATAAAGCGCAAGGCCAGTGTGCTACGCCGCCAGGGCGTGACGCCCGCGAAGCCGGCCTTATTTCTGATGCGCAATCCGACGATCTACAAGGACGTACGAATCGTCAACAAGGCGGGAAAACTGCTGACAATCAGGCATTTATCGGTGCTGGACGGGGTTTTGACGGTAGAGGTCGTGAAGTAGTTGACGAATGTTCGCGTCGCGCGTACAGTCGCGACATTGACCACGGAGTTGACCATGCCGAGCGCCCCCGCCGCCCTATTCGCCACCTGCCCACCGGCCGATTACCTCGGTGGCGACGGCAGTTGCCATCCGTTCCATAATAGAAGTGCAGGGCTGCTGTTTTGGGTGGTGCTCGCGCTCATTTTCGGCTACGTCATCGGCGTCATTCACACCGAAATGCGGAGACATCCATGATTTTTCATCTTCCTGTCTGCATCGCCGTCGCCATTATCGGGCTGCTGTTCATCGCCCTGAGCTACCTGCGTCGGCCCGTGTCTGACTTCGCTGTCATCGGCGTCACTCGCGACCGCCGTAACTCGAGACAGCTCGGCGCCGCTGCATGGAATCTCAACGAGCGGCGCGATCAACTGCTTACCGCGAGATACAACGCCAACGTCAAGCGCAACATGATTATCCGTCACGGCACGCGCAAGGCGTTTCTTTTGGAGCATTGGGCGTGAGAATCACCGCCTCCCAAATCACCCTGATGGAACTCAAGGTTGCCAAATTGCTCGGTCGCGAGGCCGATAAGTGGTGGGCGACCAAGAACAAGATCACCGAGAACATGGCACCGTCGCTGTATCTGCTGGTGGATCATGGGGATGAGAAACTGTACGAGCTCGTGCGGGCGGCGATTGATGGGAGTCAGTTGCGGTGAAGACGATCCAGCCAAAGCACCGCATGACGCCGATCACCGACGCGCGTGAAATCGCCTCCGCTCAGCGCAACGGCTTACACGACGTGAAGGCAACGCAGACAAAGGACGGCGCCTGGATCGCCTCGTCTGCCTCTGTGGCGAAGTTTCGCAAGATAGTCGCTGACGGGCGCAGTGAGGAATTCATCGAGTTCGGGTTTGAAGAACCGCGACTCAATCCTAACGAAGGACGGGCAATCATGATTACCGCTTTTATCGCAATCGTCGTGCTCATGAGCCCATTGGTGCTGCTGGCCTACATTGGGAGCGCCCGTATTGAGCGGCAGCAGTCACTCGATTCGGACCAAGGAACTCAAGGCCGAGGGCTCATTGGTGCGGGAAGCGACCCGCGAAGATTTGATCTGAAAACAGGAGAGAATCCTTGAGCATAGACTTACGACGCTTGCCGGCCGCCATCAAGAGAGCGATTCCGTCCGCGCCATTGCCGATCAATTATGAAGCAGCGAAGAAGGCGCTGGCTGAGTGTGTTCGCATCGATGAGGCGAAGGAGATTCACGACAGAGCCGCCGCAATTGCCACGTATGCGCGGCAGGCCATGGATACCACTCTATTGGACATGGCAAACCGCGTACAACTTCGCGCGCTCCGGCGTCTGGGCGAACTTTGTGAGGACGACTACAAAGCTCGCGATACAGCCCGCATCGAGGGGATGACAAAAGGGAAAATCTATCAGGCGACGCGTATAGCGCGAGTGCCAAAGGAAATCTTTGAAGCAAATATCGAGCAGTCTCCCGCACCTACTCCAAGTGCTTACGCCGTGTCACTTCATCGTTTCTCGCCCACTGGCGGAAATTTCAATCCGGGGGCGGCAGCGCGCGTTCCGGACTACGGGCACGTTCACTTTGTGCGTATGAAGACCGCTCTTGCAAATTTCAAGAGAATTGCAGAAGAAACGGATCGCCAGACTGTGCGAGCCATGAAGTTCAGTGAGGCGAAACAGATTAGGGAGTCGGTGCTTGAATTAATCACATGGCTCGATGAGTACGAGAGGCACATACCGCCGACGCCGGATTCACCTTCCCAATCAGGACTGAAGCATGAGTGACCTGACGCCATATTTCACCGACCTGCAGATGCGGGAGGGGCTGCCACCGATGACTGCCGAGGACGTTCAGGCCGTACAAGTCGTCATCGACCAGCTGTACGCGAACAAGCGCGTTGCCGAGGATAACCGCAAGACGAACGAAACCAACCTTGAGAGGCAACTGGATTATCAGGCGCAGCTTGTAGCGCTACGGACTGAACGCGACGATCTGGTAATTCTGCTACGGCGCGCGCTGGTCAAAGCCGAACCGGGCCTGCGGGCACAGGGTATTAAATACCTACGCCGAAAGGGTCTTATCGGCTCCCAGTTGCGCGATGGGGTCGAGATTTGAAGGCTTTACATCGCAAGCGGCTTGTGATCTAATCTCATCCATGAACACCACACACCTGATAGCACTTCAGACGCGCCTTTCCCACGAGAAGGTTCGTTTTGCCACAGACGGCTCCGAGATTCGCAAGGTCTGGATTGCCCAAGTCGAGAAAGAGATTGCTCGCGAGATGGCGCACTTGGGAATGGAAAGTGTACTTCCGGAAATGACGGACGATGAACTGCTGCGAGAGCTTGGGCTGTGACCTCCGTTAAGGACTACCTAGCCAAGATCGGCAGCAAGGGCGGCAAGGCCAAGGGGGCGAGCAAGCGCCGCCCCAATGCCCACTACGAGCGGTTAGCGGCTATGAAGCGGAAGAAGGCGAAAGCCAAAAAGCGAGATAGTCCTAGCGGACGACAAAACGAGGGAGAGAAACATGGTTGAACAATTAGAAGTGAAGGCAACTGGAGGCGTAGGTGCCTTCTTTTACGCGTTGATTCCTTGGGCACTCGGAATTGGTGGTACGGCGCTCCTGACTGCCTATATCACTGCGCACACGATTCACCGGCAAATCGAGCAGGAAGCGCGAATGGCGCATTATGTGGGGGCGGATCATACGCCGAAGGCGCCCTATGCCATTGAGGCCATTTATCCGATTGATTCGGTAACTATCACCAGAGCCGACTTCGACGGTTCCGCGTTGCTCATGTATTCCAAAAATGTCGGTCATGACGCTATCGGATATCTGGCATGGCACTGGCAGACGGTATCCCCTGATGGAACGGTCTTGGCGTCAGGCTTTGAGAACAACGCAACATGCGCGTCGCCTATGCAGCCAGGGCAATCAGCGGAGTGCAAGGTTGCAATCGACGGTGATGATGACCGGGTTGCAAAAATTCAAATTTGGGTGAACCGATAACCTGCTTTAGTCCTGGAGACGGAGAGAAACATGGCTTGGATTGGAGTTGATCTAGATGGGACGTTGGCCGAATACAGTGGCTGGGTCGATGAGCACCATATCGGCGCCCCGGTGCCGCTGATGGCCAAGAGAGTCCGCCAGTGGCTCGCAAACGATCACACGGTCAAGATCTTCACGGCTCGCGTGTCGTCCAACCAGGGGCGCGCTGTGGCGACTGTGGACGCGATTCGGAGCGGTATTCAGGACTGGACCGAAAAACATTTCGGGCAGCGACTGGATGTCGTTTGTGAAAAGGATTTCGGGATGATCGAGCTTTGGGACGACAGAGCCGTCCAGGTCATCCCGAACACCGGCAAGCGCGCTGACGGTAACGACTGACTTCCTAGAACTCACAACCTCACTTTGTAATGGAGCACATTGTGTACCCGCGAACTAACTACGAAATGACGCAGGCTCAACTGGACGCGATTCTGGACGCCTGCAAACCGACGCCGGTCATGTTCCTGTCTGGGGGCACCCCGATGGGCGGATCGCCTCAGGAGAACGCCAATGCTGCCTGGGAGCGTTTGGGCAAGGAGATGGGCTTTGACCACATGACGGTCCAGCCAATCGCCGGCCAAGGCAATCGATTCTTTACCGCCGTGCCGAGCGAGACCGAGACGCAACGCGAAGAACGCATTGCGAGGCAGGCCGAGGAAAGACGACAGGCAGACATTGCCACCCTGAACGCTGAAATTGCGGAGCGCCAGAAGCGTCTGCGGGACCTTGGGGCGCAGTAGTGGACTACATCGACATTGTGTTTGACGGACCGCCAGCCCACGAATCAGGCCGCTTCGTGGAAGTTGAGAATAGCGCAGGCGCCAGTATCAATGTCGGTGAGTGGTTGCAGCGGCCGGATGGTTATTGGGTACTGCGTCTGGCTGATAGATATTGTCCTCGGGAGGAATCGAAGTGAGCTGCACACACCCGGAAGAGCCGGAGGACTTCGACGATGACTACGAGGAAGAGTCGGAGGATGACTGCTGCGGCTGGTTCGAGAGCCTGCTGGCCATGACCCGGACCTTGACGACAACGGCGTATGTCGCGTGTGTGGCGAGTACGAAGGGGAATGAAGTGACTGCACAGGAGAACGTGAATTTCGCCGTGTGGCCGCGCGACGCGGCCAATGGCCGGCTGCTCTGCGCGCCTGAACACCCGATGCCCAAGGGCGCGCCTGGTCAATGGGCGCATACCAATGTCGTCGGTACAGGCGGCAGCTCAGACTTCCATCTGGGCCAAGAATTCGATGACCGTCGGTGCAAAGACTGCGGCGCGTCGTGGAGCGAAGAGGTGGCGCAATGAGCAACGCAGGAACAGGCGGCGTAACCCTGATGCAGATGGCCGAGAATATTCGGCTTGGACTGGATCCATATTCCGAAGCCAGGACATGCCTCGCAAGCCATGTCGTTCATTTCTGCCAGGGCGAAATGGAATACGACGACTTACGCAATCTTCGGACACATGCGGAAGCATTGTTGTCCAGCCAGGATTCACTGGAGCGTCAGCGCCAAAGCCCGGCCGGGAGCGACCCCGCTGAAGGGACGCCGTCTCCACGGCCGGCACCGGGCGCGAGCGAGCGGTTAGAGGCTATCGCTATTGCGAGCCGCTGGCTTGAGGAGCCATACGCCGACCCTGACGGCGACCAGTGTGTGGTGGCCCGGCAGTTCGAACGCAGCCAAGAGCAGATCCAGCAACTGCGGGAGGCGCTCCAGCGCTTTATGGATTTCCAGATCAGTGACTACGACCAGATCTCTGGCCGGGCTGAGGCGTACTGCGAAATTCGCCGAGTTGGTCGCAAGGTCATTGAAGGGTGGCGAAACGCATGATTATTGACATCAACGAAATCGATCGCCTGCGGACGTTCCTCGCCGAGGAGGAAAAGTACCTGCTGAGTCGCGGCGACAACAGATGGGCCGAGGAGAAGGCCAAGACGCTCAACCGACTTGGCGAGATCCTGTTGCAACTGCGTCGTCAGAAGCAGATGACCGGCATGGGCGGCAAGGAGATCACATGACTGACTCTATCCCCCAAGGGGATAAGGTCGCCAAGGCCTTGGACTTCGCCCTTCGATATGGCGGAATCGACGGTTCCCATCATAAAGACTGGGTGATCGACCAGATGGTGCGAGCCCTGACAGAATGCCCGAACGTGATTTCTTTCGGAGTGGATTCGCGCGGCCAGCAATACGAGTATACGGTGCAGGGGGCGAGCCCTGAATATCTTAAGTGGGTCCGCGAGGCGCGCTCTGGAGAAGACGGGCCTGCGACATACGACTGGAGCATAGGAGTCCCGCCATGACAGACGGACTTACCTCAAAGATTGTAAGCAGGCTGCGCGCGTATGCAGGCGATAACCCGGTGGAAATGCCGAAGGGGTGGCAGTACGCCTCCTCGCTAATGAGTCAGGCCGCCGACGAGATCGAGCGGCTCACAAAGGACAGGGATGAATGGAAGCACGCCGACACCGATAGGTGCGCCGAGCTATTCCACGTTCGCGAGCTTCACGGGAACGCTCTGAGCGAAAATGAGCGGCTGCGCGCGGCGCTTAAAGCCTGTGAGACGCACGACTACCGCACGCTGATCGAGGCGCATGATGCGGAGGTCGGGCGGCTGCGGGCGGCGCTGGAAGATGCGGGGGCCGGCCTGCGCGAGTTCGTAGAGCCGTACCTTGGGGCCAGGGGCGATCATGTGCCGCCTTTCATTCAGCGCGCCGTGACCGTCAGCAATGGCATCTACAGTGCATTGGCACGAGGCTGTCTCGAGACAGAAGTCTCTCCAGTGATGGCTAAGCACAAGTGCGAATGCGGAAAGAGCTTCATTACGGTGGAGGTTTTTGACCACCATCAGGAATGTTGCCCGGATCGCAATCAAACGACAGGCCGAAGGTCCAATGTATAACTCTCCGCCGCAAAAACTGATCGCTCGCAAAGAGCACGTCTGCACGTGGTGCTGCGAGAAGATCCTACCTGGCGAGACCTACGAGCGGTGGGCATCAATGGACATGGATGGGGCCACCACCAACAAGATGCATCCAGAATGCCTAGCGTCTGTGGACGCAGAGGAAAGCGGCACATGGGAATACTGCATTGGCGACGGGCAAGGAACGCGCCCTGCGCCCGGAGAGTTCGGGCGACCCGCTTACAATCAAGAAGGTCAGTCATGAGCGAATGGAAAGAAACACTATTCGACTTGCCCCCTGATGGCGAACTGGTCGAGACCAAAATCGACAACCGCGATGGGTGCAGAAACGAGGCAACACTTCGTAGGCGAGGTCGGCTGTGGTTCACTCCCGGCGAAAATTCCATGTACGTCTACTACACGCCAACGCTCTGGCGACCCGTTCCCAGCGCAGAACAGAAGTGATGTTGCTAATCGCTAGTCTGCTGTTTTGGGCAATCACCATTTGCGGCGGTGGCTTCGTGCTGCTGATGGTCATCGGCGCGATATTTGGGGCGGACGACTTCAAAGATGCGGCGGCGTATACCGTGATGGTATTCGGAACAATCGGGCTGTTTTGGGCCTTTGGCTGGTGTGGGCACTATCTGATGCTGCGCCACGTTTGGCCTTGGCCTTAGTCTAACCGTGGGAGAACGTCCTGGATCTGATTGATGCCTACTACGCGGTCGCGGAGGACATGCGGGACCGCGCCAACATGCTGGCGCGTAGCGCCGAAAACTTGGCGACTATGGCTGACAGGATGAGCGAGGAACGGATGCGAAAGACGCCTATGCCGAAACCGCCGGTGATATGCCAGTGCATCAATGGGGCGCTAAACGATGACTGCCCAGTTCATAGTCCGAAGTGCAGCACTTCTCAAACGGGAGAGAAGCCATGATCTGGTGGGCCGGATGGATTTTCGTGATGATGCCTAGCGGCTATATCTTAACCAATTATGTGGCCGCGACACCTACGCAGATAGCTTGCGAGCGTGCGCTGACCAAGTATGTTGATAACCGTATGCCGCAGTTTGCGTGGTGTGAACGCCGTCAGGAGCCGAAGAAATGAATAAGCTGACACTCGCTCTCCTCTGCTGGACCGCCCTCGCATCCACACTATCCCTGGTCCTGCGGATAGCCCGTCGGCGCAGGCGGGAGATTGACGTGACTCGTATGTATTCGGTCGCGCCGCCAGTTACAGCCAGCGGGCAGGTGTTTTATTCCTGCCGCGATTACATAGAACTGGAGCGCCAGCGACGCGCTCATCCATTTCCAGAGCCTACAAACCCAAAGCCGTGAAGCATTTCATGCTCAATCTGATCGGTGCGGGAATTCCGCTATGGTTCGCGATGTTCCTGCACTATGTCATGCGCCCATTTTGTGAATGGTTGGAAAACCGTCGGTGAGCAATTGGGGCGAAGTCGAATACCCGTATATTGTTGTCCAAGTCAACCTCCCCACGTAGGAACCAATATGAATGTCTGGGTACTAATGCTGATGACCTGTGTACCGCATCACGAATGCACGTATGTCCCGGTATCGACGAACATACAGAACGCTACTCGGGTTGAGGTTTTCTTGTCGCACGAAGTGTGCGAGGACAACAATCCGCATCTGACGCTAACCAGCTCGCCTCCACAGACGTACGTGTGTGAAGAGCGTCAGTTGGCTGTGCCTACAAAAGGGAACGACCCGTGATTGAAATATGGCTATTGATGATGACGCAGTTCACTCATCCTAACGGAACGGAGCCTGCCAATCCTCCGGTAATCTGCGTTTGCCGACAAAGCCGCGTGTGTCGCGTTCCTTGAGAAATCTGGCCACGGCGCGTGCGTGCATTATCGGATAGAGCAGCCGTCGCAGCGCTGCATTGAGATTGACCCAGTTACCACTGATGGAAGCGTGCACTGTCTCCGCTATGAGCCTGAGACCGACCCACAGGCAATCGTTCGCTAAACCCACAGCCGTAATACAAAATGACCAAGGCAAACGCGCAATTTATAGTCACTGAGAAAGAGGCTGCAGACCCAATGTGCCTTGCCAGACACTGGGCAAAAGATCCAGGCATACCGTATGTCGGTTGCTGGTGCAGCACATGCCACGACGCAAGGTCAATACGCGCGTCGCCTCGTCTTTGCCTACAGGTGAAAAGCCGTGAATGACGAAAAGAAGCCGCGTGAGGTCATGAGCTACGAGCACAGCACTGGTACAACTTGGTGGCTTCACCAAGACAGTCGCGGAGAGCTGCATGCGGAGATTCTGCCGAAGCACTGTTCTTGGCAATTGCTCGATAACGGTGATCTGGTCATCAAGACGCAGATCGTCCTCAACATGGGCGCCGGGACGGCCGTTACATTACCAGCGCCTACAGGAGAGAATTCGTGAACGATTTGGCTAAGTGGACAGGGCTGACCAAGAGCCTGGGCGATGTGCCTTTGACGCAAATGTGCAATTGCATCGGCCCTCAGAATGGCCAGCCCTTGTGCCCTTGCCAGATGCGGGGCGTCGAAGTCGCGACCCCTGCGGGGATCGTGGGCGCGGCTGGGTGTGGGGTGGCTGTCAATGGAGCGTCCTGAGCTTCCGCTTCAGCAGTTCGATCTCCTTCTGCTGTTCCTGCACGGCTTTCACCAAGACCGGCACGAGCCCGAGGTAGTCGGCCGTGTTCGGTTTGCCCTCAGCATCCAATCCCACAAGCTCTGGGATAACCGGTTGCATCTGTTCGGCAGTAAATCCAAAAAGCACCTTGTTAGGATCGCCGTGATCGGCATTCAACTCATAGCTGATAGGATCAAGCGCCATGACGGCGTTGAGGCCATATTCCAAAGGCTCTCTATCGTGCTTGTAACGAGCGCTGGAGGTGCCAAGGCATATTCCCGCAGTGCCGGATCCAAATAGGAAACTGTTGGTCGTGGTGTCCTTGCAGACCGTAGCAGTAGTGTGGGTAGCATCGGATGGAATATTGGGCATTTGGGCGGTGAGCCCTCCAGTGGAGATCTGCCACACTACAGTGCCGTTGTGATCCACAATCGTCACGTCCTCGGCGCTGCCGTTGCCGCCCAGAATGAGCCCATTTGCGGAACTGACTCGAACCTCGCCCGTACCGTTAGCTCCGGTAAGAGTTGGAGCAGATGTCGCGCCATACGATATCTGGCCCGCTCCTAGAGTCGGAGCGCCAGCCCCCGAGGTGACCATGCCTGCCACCTGCATCGCAGGGCCAATCACCGTCAAATTCGTCGGACTGCCGGTATAGAGTGCGCCGCCCCCGGTTGAAAGCTGGGCCTCCAACGTCACATGGTCCGCAGTTGGGCTGCCAGAAAAGGTGACCAGATTGCCAGACCCGTTGTTCGTCGTCGCAGTGGTGATGCTAACTATCGTAGAGCCAGTCGAGCCACTGGGGCTGATGGTAACTGGCGCAGTGCCGTTGCCGCCATATACCGCGCCGACTTGATTGTACTGCGTGACTCCAAGTAATTGGAGCTGGGTTAGATTGGTCGTGCCGTTCCCTGTGTAATCGGATCCTGTCTCTGTGATGTTCACGCACAATGTGCACGTGGTGGTGCCGCTATTACCGAAATGCACTCCCGTAAATTTTGAATTAGAGAGGCCCGTGAAACTATTGCCGCCCGTATTGGTATCGACACTGGTTCCGGTCATGAAGAATCCGGACCCGGAGGTGTCAGTCAGAATGCCATGATTGTTGTTGTAGATGGCACGCGCATCAATATATCCAAACGTAGCACCAGTCGCCTCTATGCCTGCGTTCCCGGCATTCAAGATGTAGCTTGGCTTGTCGATCACATAGTCAACAATGGAACCGCCTGAAGCTGCTGAGATATAGAGATTGTCATTGATGGCGCTTTGGAGATTGGTATTAAGGATTGCTGGCTGTACCATTTGACCGGAGCTAGCTGTAGCTTCCCACCAGACGGACTGCCAGCAATTATTCCCTACGAAAGAATTACGGATCTGAAAATACGAAGCATTGCGAGCGTGTATGCACGCTCCTGCGGTATGGGCCTGAATCGCCTGAACCGTGAGGCTGTCAATGACCCACTTAGCGCCTCCATTGTCATAGATCGCATCATTTGTGCCAGCAGGATCATCGAACCATAACAGCGAACTATTGCCGCCACACCCAGCCAGCCGGATCTGGCCGGACGCGCTGGAAATCCCGGTTGCGTACCGATAGTTGCCGCAAAAGCTAAGATTTGCATTGCCGTTAGCCAGACTTGCCAAAGCGGCCGCTATGGCCGGCCCGTTGTCCGTTCCAGTGCCAGTTCCTCCGTTGGCGTAGTCAGCAACCGCCCCCCACCACTCCACTGGTGCTTGACCTCCTGGGTGCTGGCTCATATTGAAAAGCGGAGTGCATCCGCTCTGAAACGTCATATAACGCCCGGCTGTGACCGTATTGGTAAAATGAAGGTTCGTCCCGCTGCACACGATTTGGGCGCCAGGAGCGAACTGTATCGGCACTGAGATGGTGAGGGGAGCCCCGGTGGTGTAACTGCCGGGCACCGTATAGACGCCAGCAGGGACGTAAATAGGCGTGGCGGCAGTGTTGAGAGCGATGATCTCCGTAATGGAGGTCGCGGACGTGGTATTGGGGTCTAGGGTCGAACTGCCCGCCACTACTGTCCCGGTGCTGGAGTAAACGGCCACTTGGCCGGCGGTGCCGCTGCCGACTGTACCGCCGCACGCGATCAAAGCCCCGTTGCCACCGAGACAATTCGATCCGGATCCAGTTCCCGTCCACAGACCTGCGACCTGAGCCGCCGTCGCGGGCGTGATAGCGTTCGGGCTCGAGAACGCGGCGATATTGCCCGATGCCGGCGTGCCGGAAGTCGTGACCGTACCGCCGCCGGTGCCCACTGCAACGCCGTTGACATAGATCGACTGCGCATTGATGGACCCAGGGCCTTTATTGTCCTGAGTGGGCTGCCCCACGACGATCGATCCCGATCGGGTCTCAGGTTGAGTTTGAGCAATCGCACTTGCGCAAGTCAGCGCGAGCACCCACAACAGCAGTTTTCTCATGGCATAACACCGATCAAGATTGTCAAGGGGGAGTATATGCGAGCCGATTGACACAATGACGATTGAGGCGGCGTCCGACATACTCTCGACTGTGGCTCAGGTCGTGAGTCGCCACAGCTCGGGAAAGCCAACCGCGAATGCCTGTGCGATGTACTGCGGAGGATTGAGTCACTGAATCTTAGGTCTGCGCCGTGCGTGATGAGCGATGCACCCTAACCCGGTGACTACGGCGGTCGTGGATGTGGATTCAAACCCGATGCCTAACCTCCCGCTCGCTTCGGCGAGCGATGTCCGCAGGGGTCTATGTCGGCGACAGGCGCTTTTCTTCAATCAAACGGATGGGGCCGCGCCGAGAGGCCCCGGAGACTTAGGGCCCAAAATACAGGCCGTCAGATCCCGATCCACTGCCGGCACAGATGCCCAGTTCATCAGGTCAAAATCCATCGCGCTCAGGATGCTGTAGATGTGATGAAAGCATAGGCGGCTGTCTTTGATCACGGACTGTGCGATGTCCGGTCCGACCGTAATAGTGCAGCGAAGTTGCGTATATCCAAGTCCCTTCGGGACCATTGGTACTATGTCGCCCGGCAGGATATACCCGGCCGCATCCTTGACGTAGAAAGCGAACGTATCGACAAAGGCCGCATCGCCAACCTTCGGCGAACAGAAGAATCTGCCGCGCACCCGATCTTCCATGCCATGGATGAGCACCATGTCCAATGTCGCCAACGTAGCCAACGCTGAGCCCAGACTATGGCCGATCACCGTCAGGCTGCCCTGCCCAACGGCTGCCGCCAAGCCCGGCGCCATAGGGCTATCCGGCGCTCCTGGCGTGACAGGGCGGTAGCGCATCGTCTGATACAGTCCGCTGAAGCCCAGTTCCACTCTTCCGCCCGTGTGATGTGGCGTCAGCGTGAACATCGCATCTATTCCCCACTCCGTGAGGTCCGCCGTCCCGCGGATCGTCGCAACGAACCGGCCAGGAGTGCCGACAGATTCAGCCAAGAATCCGTAGTAGGCTTTTTCACCGAGTTGCAGCGGCCCGAACCGCGGAAGGATGGCATCAAGGGCGGTGATATAGCCGCGAATGAGCCATTCTGGAGATAGGCGAGGATCAGGCGCAGGTGCCAATACGCCCTGCGTAAACATGTCGAAGGCGATGCCAGCGAGCGCGCCGAGGGCCGCGTCAGCTTTGAGGTCTGGAGCGCTCACAAGCTATTCAGACTGAAGCGCCAACATCTGAGTTTGCCAGTCCTCAAGTGAGATACCGAATGGCGTATTGCCGCTCGTCTGCATGAATTCAGGGCTGATAAGGACGTAGACTTCCTCTACCTGTTTCTGCCAGAACAATTCCGTCATCGTGTAATGGGTCGAGCCCCATGACTCCGCTTCGCGGTCGCCGTTGACCGAGTATCCGCCGCTCACGGTGCAATGTCCGCCGACCGTCGTTGAATCTGCTCCGGTGTTCCACACCGCGCCCGGCGACATTTGCTGCTGAACGTAGGCTGGCACGTTCCATCCAGTGTAGAGCCCAGCGCTTTCAGCAGTCGCTAGATTCAAGTCTGCGACGTTGAGCGGATCGATCTCGAAATAGGCGAGGATCTTGTGCCGTGATCCGTCCGCCAGCGGAATTCCGGTATTGAGCCAGTACGCGAGAAGATCCTGTAACGCAGTGCCTTGGTCTGTCGGGTTTTTATCCGGCGGCCCTGCATTGATGTTGAATCCGGTGACTTCGGAGTACAACTGCAGTGCCTGCTCCGTGCCGGCGGCTGGCATCGTTCGGCTCGCGTTCCATTGCCATAGTTGCAACAGATGGTATGCGCCAGCGCAAGCGCAATCTCCATATACGTCGTTGCCCAACATCTGGATATCGGGGATGGTTGCGGTGTAACTCTCGGATGCCGGAGCCTGTGGCAATGGCGTGGCCGCATATCGTAGCGCCGACCAATGTGGTACGCGAGGATCGAATTTGCGCGGCAGCCTTCCGAATTTCATTTCACACGCTCCAAAAAATGCCGCGTCACCGGGCTTGTGTGTCTCCGGTGCGCGGCGAGGGGGAGACGGTCAGGCCGGCGGAGTGATGACGTGATCTTTCGCCGCCGGGGTCGGAGCGGGCGCAGGCAGATACGCTGAGGCAATCGCCGTGATGCCGGCGGCGGCCTCGGCTGCGTAGCCCTTGACCTCTTCATTGATCACCGGTTCCGCATTGATCACATTGAGTTCGACCTGCAGGACGCTCGCGCCCAGTTGGGCGAACTGCGCCTCGAGCAATGCGATCCCTGGATCCGACGACGGCGTCAGAACTGCCTGCTGGAAGTCCGCTACAGCCGTCGTGGCGTCGCCGGTGCTGATGGCCGTGAAGGCCGCAGCAAACTGCATGGCGCGAGCAGCACGCGCCTGAACATCGGCGCTCCCAGTCGATTTCACACGCAACGCGATTAGCGTCGTGATTTCAGCTGCGAACTGAGCGGGCGGGACATTGAACTGAAGGGGCATCGTGGATCTCCTACTTTGGTGGAACGGATGAATTTGCGGTGTCCGCTGCCGCCTTGGTCAGCGTCAGCGTCGGCAATGGCTTTGACGTTCGGCCATGAACGGCGTATCCGAGTGCAGCCGGAATCACCGTCACGACGATGTAGTCCGCCAGAGTATCCGGCGTCAATCCAAGTGCCGATAGATCAAGGTCTATGTCATGCTTTTTGAGCCACATCGCCAGTCCCTTGAGCGCGATCGTGCACAGGATCGTGAGGGCCGCCTGCATGACGGCTGATCGATACCATGGCGCGTATGCCGGGCTCGGTGCGGCAGGCTCGACATCGGGCGGTGAAGGCGGCGTCATTGACACAACGTCCTATGGACAAGTGGCCGCAATTCTGACACCAGCGTCAGCTGATGACCAGTGAATTCCCCGTGACGCCCCATGGCATAACCGCGTGAAGGTCATCGATCGCGAGCCGTGATCCGGTGATGATCCATTCGCCGTCCAGCACCATCCGCGAGCGCCCGACGAGGATGCAACCGAGGCTATCGGCCGGGTAATTTCCCGCGTGCAGCAGCACCTCGCTGCGGCCAATCGTACCGGTCGGTATTTCCACTGGGCTGTGGTAGACCCCTAATGCGTGGTTGACGAGCGCCCAAGTCTGGGGATGCGTGGGTGAGTCATGGAGTTCCAAAGAATAGGTGCCTATTGGCACGCAGGACTGATCCGGATGACCGCACAGCGCGCCCTCGCAGGGCACCCACGGCAGTTCAAGCGTGTGCAGCGCGAGCGTACTCACGAATAGACCGCCGAGTGTGCGGTCTGAAAGCGATGGGTCGCGTTTTAGGGTGACGATCAATCCCGCACCATTTGGCGCCGCACGCGTTCCATGCCGAGACTCTGATGCAGATTCCCAAGTTCCACGTCATGGATCAAAATGTCATCTCCGTGCCGCCCCACGGTCGCAATCGTGCGGTTGATATTGCCGTCTGCAAAGTCCTTCCACGTCTCCAGTTTTGCGACACCTACTTTCATAACGACAAATGCAGCGATACCGCTGCCAAGCATGCTGGCGAGAGCGCAAAGGGCGATGATGACGGTTGGATTCATTACGCTTGATTGATCGGCGTCAGCGTCAGACTGCTGCCGGCCAATAGCGTCGTACTGATTGCCGCATTCGCATTCTCCTGAGCCCACTGGATTGCGTACGTGCCGCCTGTGGATACAACAACAGCTCCCTTGATAACCACCCAATCTATATTTCCCGCAACTGAGACTGGCGAGAGCCCGATGAACTGGTTGTTGTAAGAAATCAGAGCGGCAGCGGCAGTGAATGCGGCGCCATTGATGGCGCCTGATACGTTCGCCAACCCTGCCGTCGCCGTACCGGTGTAGATGCTGCCAATCTTGATACCAGCCGATCCGGATGCTGATTGCTGGAAAAACAGCGACGCCTCTACCTGATAGGTACCCGGATCAATCTGAAGTTGTAGATCCGGATCCGTGGCAAGCGTGGACGAATTAGTGATGACCGTATTGGCGTCTTTGTATATGCCGCGCGGCAATAGATTGACGGCTGCTCCTGGAATCAGGAACTGAGATCCTGTCCAATACGCCTCGTATATGGAACCTGCCTGAATTGCACCGACCGGAAGTGCAGGGGTCGCAAGACTATTACCGAGCACTAAAGGTTCAGCACCCAAGCTGTTCACATTCAGCGTGCACGTAGTCGAAGTATTGGCATGCAGCGCAATGAAGCGCACCGGCATACCAATGACGAGAGCCGTTAGGGGCGGAGAAAGATTTACCGCATAGGCATTCGCTGATCCAGAATCAATCGCGTAGTTGCCACGCTGCGCCTGCAAGTCATCGAACTGTGCGAAACTGGCCATATCACCGGCTGTCGGTAGCAACGCGAAAGTGTCGCCGGCCGCCCACGCGGCGGTAGTAGTGCCTTCCTGAGCGCGTGTGATCGTGAACGTATCGGTGCTATGAACCGTCGCTAGCACAATCTCCAACGCCGTCACCACGCCAGATACGATATGCATGATCGTCGCGGTGAAATTCTGATTCGCAGCAAGCGCGGGGAATAATGCTCCCTGCCCTGAATTGACTGATAACGTCGTCGCAGAATTGCTGATCGCACCCGCCAGCAAAGCAGTCGCGTTATTGGAAAATTGTTTGACGCTCATTTATAAACCCTTAATCGATCACACACGCGTACTGATATTGCACTGGCAAATCAAGAACTCCGTTCAAGAATGCGAGCTGGAATATCGTTAAGATTCCTGGCGCCACTGCGACCACCGATGACAACTGAGCTTGGTTGATGGCCACGGTCAGAGTCTTGACGCCGGAGCCGGTCACCACAACGCTGATGGCCGAAGTGTTCTCCGCGCCAACGACGAATCCGGAATTCCATGGCTCCGGATCAAGGCCATTGGTCCCGACGAGGAAACGCATGATCCGGCGCTTGAGCCAGCGCATGCAGAACCGTTTGCCGTCGCCCTTGAAGAAATTCCACGTGATGATGCGTTGGAACTGATCATCGGTGAGACTGTAATATGTCCCGGTGAATGGCGTGTACGAGTTCAGCGGAACCGTATTCAGAGGCTGCGTATTGAGCGGCCCCAATGCGGACGGCGGCACCGTCTCCAGCGACGTGCGCTGCATGCCGTACAGTCCCCACGCGCACCAATCGAGCAAGTCTCCGGAGAGAGCCGGATAGTACGCCAGCGACACGCCTGTGTTGTAGAACCAATCGACGTAGTTCTGTGTCGCCGCGTTGTACTGATCAACGAACGCTTGGCAGTCGGCGTCGTCGGCGTACTGCTGATAGAGATATGAAGGTATGGTGGTGTCGAGCATGTCAGCCCTGCGTCACTGTGATGCCGGTGGCCACGCATGTGAAGTAACCTTCGGTGTCGCCCGTGATCGCATATGTGCCCGACCCTGGCGCGACAACGCTACTGTTGATTTCCACCGTGAAAACCAGTCGCGTCAACAACGACGGATCGAGCACGCCGGCAACAGCCTCTTGAAATATCTCGTTCATCTCAAGGACATTGATGACCTGACCGACCGCGAGGCTATTGATATAGGCAGCGAGCGGCTCCTGCACGAGTCCTTGAAATGCGCCGCCGCCACCGAACCCTGACAAAGTCGTATTCCAGACAATCGCCATCGTGACTGTTTGTACGGCAGCCTGCACATACACCACCGAGTAATTGTCGGGATAGTCGTACAGTCCCACCGTGACGCTCGTGCCGCCAGCGCCACCGCCGGCCGTGCCGACCAGATCCGATACATCTGCCACCGATATTGAGATCGCGTAGGCAATCTGATACGGATCTGCGCCGAGCCCGACTACCACGCGCGTGCCGCCGCCGCTTGCCTGCTGGACCGATACAAGGTTGCCCGCGTTGGGTTGTAACGCGGCGAGCTGTGTCTTGATGTACCGCGGTGTGCCCACCGAAGATGCGAGGCCAGCCTGAAGGATTCGGGCGCGGTAGGCGTAGGGTTGTTCGGCTGCGAGGGCGGGCGTGCCAGGCGCCGGATTGGTGACCGTCAGTGTGATGCTGCCTGGCACGGAGGTGACCAGCACTGTCACCGTGGTCGCGCCAACGCCGAATGCGCCCGGCTGGATCGCGAGCGCCAAGATCGGCAGAGAACTGCCATCCGTGCCGATGACGCCGCCGCTCTGACACTGATAGGTGTTCGTGCCGTCGCCGACGAGAAAGCCGTTCGCAATGACGTAGCCGACTGTGCCGGAGAACACGACAGTGACTGATGTATTCGTCGGCAATCCTGGCTGCGACTGGCCGATATAAATCTGGCCCTGTTGACCGAGTACGAATACGTTGCAGCCATACGGCGTCAGGCAGTTAACTGCCTCGACCTTCGACTGATCGACCATCGCAATGGCCGCGACATCGGTACTCGAAATATCCTCGATCATCGAGGCCGGCAGATTCGCGGTGTAGCCGGGATTGGTGGCAGCGACGTTCGCTATCAACTGCGATTGGATGGACGCAGGCGACTGCGGCTGCAGGCCCGATGCCGTGATGACGATGGGGAAGTTGAAGGAGCCGACTGACATCAGAAGTTTGTCTGCCCTTTTATGGTGATGGTGCTACCGGTAGCAGTGAACCCAACCGCATCTGCTACCAGTGTCCCTTGGTGAATTCGACCGACTACAACCTCACCAGCAGAAGGGTTGCTGACATACGCAGTGAGATAATCGGACGCCAGTGTCGTATTCCATCCACTGATAATATTCACATTGAAACTTTCATAGACTAGATTCATTGATGCGATATAGGGCAGCGTCAACAAAAAGTCTCCGCTCGGAGATGACGCAGTGCCCAATGTCAATGCAATCGACCAGTAGGCGGATCGCCCCACAAAAGTGACGCTTGATGTCTGTGACGCGATACTTTGCCCAGTCCAGCCGGTTGCTACAGGAGCGAGACCCCCGGTCAGCGGAACGACTACTTCGGCATCAATAGAATTGGCGATATGCGCGCCTGGATAGATGTAGTACCCGCTCTGAGTGACATTTCCAGAAATGACACAATTGGTAGGTGGATTGGTGCCGTACGAGAAGCTGATTCCGGGATTTACCGTATCGATACTGGTATTACCAACCAGAGCCAAGTTCTTGAGAGGAGCACCAGCGCCGCCATCATATAGCCCGATGCTTATCCGCGTGCCGGGGTACGTAACGAACGCACCCCCTGCCCAAGTGTCGTATGCCGCATCATAAATACAGATATTTCCGGTGGCTGCAGAATCAGATGTACCGGCGAGCCAGAGATTATTATTTCTGCCGTTGTATAGAACATTGTTAGCAATGGTGATGCCGATGACGTTATCACCAGAACTGACAGTTCCCACTACTCCATTATCGAGACACCGATCCCATGAATAACTAGAGAAGTTGCAGGTAATTCTCCCATTCTGGCTTATACCGCCGTTGCCGCCGACATAAATATTTCCCGCTCCGCAATCCGTAATGTAGTTGCCATGAATTAGGAAATAGAAGGCGCCGACATCGATGCCACCCCAGAACTGACTAGTTGATCCGGTGCCCCACGGGATCACACCCTTGGTGCTGTAGTGCTGGTTGATGTAGTTGTAGATGACGTTGTTGCCATAGCCGCCCAGAACTACGCAATAGGTGGAATCCTCAATGCGACTATGCGACAAAGTCAGGTTCGTCCCTTCCAGCGTGACGCCGTAGCCACGGGTTGATGGAGTGAACGGAGGCATCTGCGGGAAGCCCGTGATAAAACATCGGGTAACAGATCCATTGGATGATCCGGTATCCATGTAGATACCGTTGCAATAGGTCGAAGACAGTATCCCCGGTCCATTAAGAGTCAGATCCTCAATGCCAAATCCGCTAACGGCGCCGGCATATATTGCATTCGTGTTCGATGCAACCCAATTGAGCACGGTCTGATACATGCCCATGCCACGCAGGATCACGTTCGACGGTACATTGATCTGGCCGGAAAACTTGTAAGTGCTCGCCAAGAATCGCACGACGCCGCCGCCAGCTTCGGCTGCCACTGCTATGGCGGCAGTGATTCCCGCCGTCATGTCCGTTGTGCCAGGCGTCACATTGATAAGATATCGATCGACGATGATGTCGCCAATAGCAATGCTGCTTGGAGTGGACTGTTGGGCAATGGTCGCACTGGCCGCAGTTTCTATTGCAGAGCGAACGTAGTTGGCAATATTTCCACCAGAAGGGTCCAAGGCCAGCGCCTTGTTCACTCCAAGATATAACTGCGCCCATGCCTCGCTGGCGTTTCCAAGATTGTAGGTATTGTTTGCAACCGGGTAAAAGTCCTGAGTCGCCGGCTGCTGAACAAATTGAGCGACAGTCACCATATTTAATTGACCGTATAGCTAAGAGTGGAACCGATCAAAAAACCGGATGCTGCGCTAGACATGCCAAAGAAACCGCACGTGACCACGGCGGAATTCGTCACAGAGCAAAATCCCGGGAATATCGCAGAGTTTTCTTGTCCTATCATGGAGACGTATCGCGTTGTCACAGGCTGCAACGCGCTAGGCAGCCCGCCTAGTACGAAACTCACGCCTGTCAACACACACGTCGCTGCCGATGTCATTGTGATCGTCGCTGTCTGGCCATCAATCACATACTTGAAGGTTGGGGCAATTGATCCTGATGCGCAGCCGGACGTATAAGTTAACGTTCCGGTTCCAGTGGTCTCGAAATTCACGCCTTCAATTGAAGTCGGCCCCGTCCACTGCGCCAACTGCCCATAGGTCGGCGTCCCGACCGCGCTGACGTTGCCGCCGCCGGACGTGGTGGAAATGCTGATGCCATCGACAGTCGGTGTGATGACCACGTTGCCGGTGCCAGCGATGTTGCCAAGCGCATAGGTCGTCAACTGCTGCGCTGAAATGCTCACCGAGCACCAGGGGCCGGGCGAGCAGCGCTGCACCCCCAGCATGAGCTCGGAGCCCACAAGCGGGTTGGCGGCCGTCAGCGAAGGAATGGTGACCGGCTGCAAGGCGGACTGCGCCGATGCCCAAGCGGGCAGCATCGCCACCAAAGCTATGACATATCTGAGCATTGACACAACTACACCGCTATGGGCTGACCGCCCTGAGTATAGACAATCTCACCCATCTGAGTGGCGATGACTTTCTGCACCGTGGCACCGATGACGGCGCCGGTGTGTGTGACGACGCGGACGTTGTACGTTGGGTTGAACGTGTTCTGAACCTTGGTGATCGTCAGCGATACGAAGTAGGGAGCGAACTGTTTTTGGATCAGCTGCACATAGAGATCGGGAGCGACTTGTTGGATGACTGACTGTTGAGCGGGGATGCCATTTTGACCGTAGAAAGGTGACTCAAGCAGATTTAGCAGAAGATTCTGACAAAGGGTCGCAAAATAAACTCCATCATTAAAACCATTGGCGTCAGTCGTGATCGTATACCAGACGAGCTTTTTAACTCCTGGACTGATCGTCGTGGGTATACGAGCATACGTTCGCATTACGGTATCACCGGTCCGGTGTCGCCCGAGATCGTGCCGCCCGTGTGCGTATGCGGCAAGAACGGCACGCCATCTATAGAAATGCCGCTGCTGTTGATGATGATCGCATGACTGCCGACTTGCAGCGTCAACGTACCGCTTGCGGTGATCGACATATTTCCGTCTGATACGTCAACCGTCCAATTGCCATCCGTGACATTGGTGGTGCGATTGGTCGGCGTGATGGTGTCCACGCTCTTGCTCGCGCTATCGCGAAGGACGACGCCATTCGGTCCGTAGAGCGTCAGCGCGTTGGCGTCTACACCAGACCAGTTTTTATTAGTCGTCGGTTTCCACACCAGTGATGACAGATTGCCCTGCTGCGTGGTCGCCTCCGGTGCCGGTGCCAAGCCCAGATACGCCGCCAATGTAGTATTTACTCACTGGCACGGCGATGCCGAGATCGCCGGACTGTATAGGCAGTCGCGTGTACTCAGATGATGCCCACGGCATCCGCACCTGTGGCAGATTAAGCCCCTTAATATTGAACGCGATGGTGACTAGTGAATTGCCTACTGACACCACTCGCCCTGGCAGTCCAGTACCCAATTTATCCAGCGCAGAGTTGATCCTGCCGTTCGACGAACTGCGGCAGCGTACGCGCGATAGGGGTTTTTTGCGCGATTGACATCAGTTACCCAGCGGTATCGCAACATATGTCGTGTTCCACGACTGACCGTCGGATTGACGGAATCTTCCATAGAAGTGCGCTTCAGTGATCTGGAATGCGCCTTGAAAGATCGTTTTGCTGCGCGCGGGTACGCATTAGGGTATGCAGCGTCTGCGTAGTGGTCAGCGCGTAAGGCGTCGCGACTCCGGTCGGAAACTTGAATTGATCTCCAACTTGCAAATCGTATCGCATGACACACTTTACAGTGATCTGCGCAGCCCCTATCCACGTCGGCTGCCCGATGAGATCTGAGAACGCTAATTGCGTGATGGGCTTTCGTTGATGCGACCGTACCATCGAAAATACGTTGATCGTCTTTCCTACTATAGCTATGGATACTCCTGGGTAGTCATCTCCTAACGCCGATTGGCCGGCAGTCTGGGTAATCTCATTCAAATGCTGGGCAAAAGCTGATAGTGATGTATAGCCGCCGCCCTGTGGCGCCCCATTTGGGGCTTGAAGCGAAGATGAAATATTTATGTTCGTAGTATAGGTAGGAAATGCACCACGGAATGATGTTGCGAGTGCCGCCGATAGCGACGAGCCAGGTTCCCAGTCAAATGCCATGCCGCCATCGTTCTCAAGATCAATAGTGGGATTTACGATCAAGTTCAGAGTCTGATTCGTATCCTCCCAATTTCCGAATGCTTGATAGATTGTTCCTTGCGCGATGAGACCATATTGCAACGGATTCGCTAGAGGTAGACCTTTCGCCATGCCGGCAGAAAGCTGAAACTGCATGCCGTTGAGATCCGTCGCCTGACCGATCATTGGCAATCCAACGCCCCAAACCGTGATTACAGAGCCGCCTTGTGGCGTGTGATACTGATAAATCGGCATGTCGATTTCAATGTCTAGAGCACCCGGATTATTCACGCCATTGATCTGGCTGCCGAAGGTGTCGCCGGTCGTGCCATTAGGCACAAGCGTGCCGCTGGTGGTCGGTTTGAACACCTGACCGGCCGGCGTTGAAATTACTAATGAATAGCGGCGCATTGCGCATTACCATAAATAGCGTTCATTGCATAGGGGACAAACTGGGGCACAATAAATGGTACTTTGTCGCCTATCCGAATATGCCATTGAGGATATATTCTTACGATCAAATCTTGCCCAGCCACAGGAATAGTAAATGAACAGATTGTTGCTCCAATTGGCATCCCTTGGTGCTTCGTTTGCTGCTGGACGTTTGATTTTTGGGTATACCCGTCCGGATTTAGACGGAGCATTCGCGATTGGATGGGTATTCTCCGCAATAGGCATGACTGCCTGGCGCCTAATTTATGAAGCCTATAGATCGACTCGGGTATCGAATTCATTAGTCTGAATCTCGACTTAAGGCAGCGGTACTTTGTATCGATGACACCAAGATAAATATGCTCGTCTCGGTGTTTCGCCAGATACATTCGTGTGAGATCTATCTCTTAATCCGCATAACCATCTGCCGCTGCGCTTCCATAAATGCGGTCGATGTCCAGGCCAGAACATAATCATAGATCTCTCGAAATTCATACCACGCATACTGTTATCCTCACGTCGAAGGCACCTCAAACTGGAACTGCTGCAAACTCCACCAATAGGTGAGCCACCCTAGACCGGTTCCCTCCACCAAATTGACCACAAAACTCATTGCTCCTGCAACATTGTCCGTCTGCTGCGGATTGGTCGTCAGCGGATAAGTGACTGTACTCGCGCCAGTGGACAGCACCTGCACTGGTCCGTCAAATCCGCTATCGGTTCCGGTCATGACGACATTGGCCAGCGATCCCACCGGAATGTTGTGCGGTACCTGAGTACTCACATACGCGACGTTATCAAGCCATTCAAAGTTTGCCAGCAACTGAGGACCGCTCGACACCACTGATCGGCAGATGATCAGATTATTCTGCAAGTCCGTGATCGTGATGTAGTACCGCTGCCCGAATACATTCCACGTCACATTGGCGTTGTACTGCACGCCACCAATCGTCGGTTGAAACTGAAACGACGATATCGTTGAGGGGATGAAGTTGACGGACTGAATCGTCATTGCAGATCCTGCGACGGAACGCCCGAGCCACCCAACTGAGTCTGCGGCGTCACGCTGGTGCCGAGCAATGAATTCGGGTTATTGACTGGCAGTCCTGGCGGCGTCCACGTAGGCGTGCCTGATATCGTCGAACCGTTGGACAGTTTCTGCATCAGGCCATTCATGGCAGTGTTTGCGGCGGCGACTGAGATTAGCGGGAAGTAGAAGTCCCAGCGGAGTTCATTCTGAGGATTGGTCTCGCTGCTACCCACATCGTACAAATCGAGCAGCAACCCGTACGTGAAAATGTTCATGGGCGTGATGGCCGTAAACGTACCGCCGAGATTGATATGCTGCTGCAACGATGATGCGAGCGCGATCAGAGTGGATTGTTTGTACGAATATCCGTAATCAGCGGTCGCCGGGACCTTCATGATGAACGACACATTCGTGGGCTGCTGAATCACGGCGTTAGCCGCTACCTGCTGATTCGCAAACGTGTACTGGCCAGCGAGATAGCTTAAGAGTTTGCCGCCCGGAGCCACGGTGAAATTGGCGAAATATCCGTCGATGGCTGGATCGCCGCCCTCATTGGTAGTTCCGTCTGCATTCAGTGAATCGGTGTTGGGAGAATCCGTCGATCCTTGAATCAGCGTCACAATAGGCAGCGCGCCGCCCTGACTCTCGGCAATGCCGCCCGTCAGAATGATTGGCGATATCTGGTTCTGAAACTTCCACTGAATGTAGCCGGAGGTGGGCATCAGTGCGCAAGTCCTGACACGGACGCTACGGCGTTACCGCCGGTGGCGTTGACTATGTTGATCTGCACTGGACCTTTCCAGCCCGACACATAACTCTGCGTCTCCTTCGGCAGATGGCTAAAGTAATCCTTCTTGCCATATTTCTTGATCAGCGCATCGACCGCGCCTTCGCCGCCGCGAATATTGTATGAGGCGAGCACGGCTTTGACATCCCCATGAAATCGCTCCAGCGCGTGCATGTCGAGCATCTGCGCGCCCTTAAGCGCCTGCGCTGGATCATTGGGGTTGATACCCAGCGCCGATGACGTGTCCGGCATCATCTGCATGGGGCCGACAGCGCCTGCGCTGCTGTTCGGTACGCCATACCACGCGCTACCGGACTCTCGCTGCTTCTGATACTCCAAGAGCCCCGCCGGCAGCCCTCCTGACTTATCCAGAAGCCCCGCCATCTGCTGCAGTACGGCTGGCTTGACCACGGAATTTGTGAAGAAATTCCCGAGTTGCATCCCCTTGGATAGCGCCCACTGCGCCGCCAGAGCGCCATTGCCAGGCGCCGTTGCTGCTAGAAATGCGTCATGGGCTGCGGTCGCTGGATTTTTAGCAACCCAGCCAATCGTCTGCAATCCGGAATGCACCTTGCCTGCGACTATCACGACATCATCGGCAAGCGTATTGATCGCGTCGATGAAGGTATCAATTTTCGTCATGAAGTCTGGCTTGTCGATCGCCTTGCCGAGATTGTCGATCCATGCCGATACTTTATCGATGGCCTTTTCCATCGTGCCATTCGCCTGCACGTGCTGCAGCAGATGTACGATTGACTGAGATAGTCGTGTCAGCGGCGAGGTTAGCGGCGCCAGACCCTGCACGAATACCTTGAATATCTCGGTCTTGGCCCTATCGATCTGCGTTGAGAAATCCTGCCACTTGCGCCCCGTGGCGTCGTCAATATTCATCCCGGATTTGTCGCGCTGATAGCTTTGCATCAGGCCGTTGAACTCACCTCCGCTCATGCTTTGAATGCGTCGCAGTTCATCGGGCGCCATGTTGACGCCATACGCCTGACTCAACATCGTGCTCAACTGATTCACAGGCATCGATTTCGACATGCCGCGGATCTGCTTCAACAATGCAACCGCATCTCCGCCCGTGTCGCCCGTGAGACCACGATGCAACAACGCCTGTGCAGGCGCTTGCTTCGTGATGTCGGTTTCCATCGAGTTGACCCAGTTCAGGAATGAACTGGTATCGATCACGCGCCCGAAGTTCGTGTTGAAGGATTGCATGGCGCCGGTTGACATGCCCAGCCCCATGCTCTCGCGGCGCACGTCTGACGTACCTCGAGCCAGCCGGTCAATGCCGAAGGCAGAGCCCAATGCGGCAGCCGTTCCAACCAGCGTTCCCCACTTCAATATCGACTTCGTGACCGCCGCGACATTGCTCAGTGTCGATGTGGAACTGCGCTTGATTGATTGCCATAGCGAATCGGACTTCGCCAATGTCTTGTTGTTGCGTTCCTGCGCGTCATTCTCATCGTTCTTGAGTTGATTCTGCGCGAGCAATGCCGCTGTCATGCGGTCCATCATCTCGGCAGTTTCCGCGTTGATCTTTGAGAGCTTCGCCCATACGGCAGGCGTCTCTTTCAGTTTCTTCTGGTATTTGTCGAAATACGCCGCAAAGCGCTGAAACGCAGCGTCATTGACGGCAATGTCGTATACAGCCTTGAGCGGAATTTTATGTCGCTCCTCTGAGTGTCAACGCCTGCGTCATATACCGCTGCCGATAATCCAACGCTGAACGCCATTTGAAGTCCTTTGATCGTTGCATCACTGGCGCGAACCCTTCGCCCGAAGCCCATTCTAGGACTTCGGCAAAGACGCCTCCGATGTCGGACTCTCGCCAGAACTGTCGGTCACGGTCGATGTCTTGCAGGAATTCAAAAATTCCGTAGTGGTCAATAACGTGACTTGCGCACCCCACAGACCAGCAGCATAGGTCACTGCCTCCCGCCTTTCTGACTTCGGCATGATGGCCGAGACGACAATAAAAAAAACGATGGCCGCTTCCACCTCCTGCAATTCTTCCTTGTCGAGCGCACCGGCTTTTTCCGCATCGAACAGCATCATGGATTGCCAGCCGTTGTCGCCCGCCACGATCACATTCGTCAATCTGCGCAGTTCGCGGAAAAATCCCTTCTCGACACCATCTTCGCCGTCCAGAACGCCAAGGCGCTTGGCGGCCTTGCGCAGCAATGTGGCGGCAATGCGCTGCCCGGATAGGGCGGCATAGCCACCACCGAAGATCATTGAGTATGCAAGCGCCAAAGGCTCCTGATAGATCTCGAAAATCTCAGCGGAGATCGGCTGTGAATGGGTATACGCCTTGATCTTCGGCGTGTCGTCATCCGTGTAGATCGGTATGACGAGATTCAGTTTTTTGTCGATACGCGGCATGGCTCGCTCCCACCGCGAGCCGCGCGACACAGCGTCAGGCGTACTCGCTATAAATCAATCAAACAATGCGGAATTTACGACGATAATATCCACGCAAGACCACCACCCAATTCGGGTCCTTGCCGTTGAATGACATCTCATGAATGCCGCTCATCGTCATGTTGAAAAGGTCGTACGGCGGCAGTGCAGTGGAGTCCGTCCGCGCGACTGCAGGGACCGAGCGCCCATCGAGTTCGTACTGCGTCTTGTAGACGGCGACGATGGGCAGTGTCTTGACGAGCGGGATCATCAGCGTGCACGGCTGATACACAGCGGGCGACGTAACGGTGCCGACGTTGACGGGCAGCTGATCGGTCGCCTCGCCCTCAAGCCCGAGCCGAATGCCTTCCTCGCCGACGAATTCGGCCGTGACATTCAGAGCCTGAAAATTGGTCCAATTGACCGACTGAAGGACGCGGTTCAGGCTGCCGAAATTGGGGAGGGGATTGCCGGCCATGACTATTCCTTGACTATACCTTTAAGTTTCGCCCATCGAGCTTTGTGCGCTGCGCTTTGTTTCGCGCGAGTTTCTGCGGGCGATTTTTTACCCTTGCACGCTGCGCTTATCGCTTGTGCGAACTCTGGATTTTCCCACATTGCCGACATTCTTGAGGATGCGCGGTCCAATGCTTCTGGAGTATTGCTGCGCGCCTTGGCCGCAATGCTCATCGCTTCGCGTGATTTTGCGGACATTTTGCGTCCGCGCTGCCACGAAGACCGCTTTTCTTTAACTTCTGGCCTCTTGTTCGTCTCGCTTGCCGTTGCTCCGCGACGCGCCAGAATTTCCGGATCAGTAATGGCCGCCAATGTCCTCGCACGGGTTTCAGGATCCTGCCATTGGCGAAGAGCGGCTATGCGATTTTTCTCACGAGATTCTTCTGATCTGATTCGCCCGCTTTCGCCTTCGCCACCATCCGTCTTATTAGCCAGCGGGCCGCGTCCAATATCATATCGCCCTATCTCTTGAATCAGAAATTGCTCAAGTTCGAAAGCCTCGCTTTCTGTCAACGTCTGGGCGATTTTCTCGACGGTTATCTGATCTTTTTCGAGATTTATGATTCTTGAAAGGTGCCGATTGTGACACTGGGTTTTGCTGAAATGATCATTCAGACGATTTCTTGATCCTTTACCGACATAGCAAGGAATGCCGCCAGCGCGGCGTACAACATAGACGTAAAACTTGTTCTCTTGGACATTCATCAGTTCACGAGAAGATTGGTCACGTTCACGTTGAAAATTACTAAATTAAACCCATTGTTGGGAATTATTTGTGCCGAGAGCCCACCATAAGTGCGTTGCGCATACGCGCTCGGATTCTCCTGCGTATACAGCGTAAACGGAATTGCGTTGATCACGTTCACGTCGTCGTACACGCCGTTATCGATGGCGGTCGCAAACGCAGGACCATCAAGCGCCGCACGCGCAACGCTGCCATTGAGCAGCCCGTACGTGACGCCATTCTGCGCGACATTAACCACCGAATCCTGCAGCCGATTGATGCCCTGCTGGTTGTACCAAAGCGGGTTGATCGAATTGTTGCTGCCATTGATGACGGTGTTGGCCAACGCCTGCTGCGACTGGATCTGATACCAGTCTGCGGCGTACCACCAGGAGAAGTCCTGGCCGTCCATGGTGCGGCCCCAGAACAGCACGAGGTTGCTGATGCCGCCCTCGGCGCCGGTGCCCACATAGTTGACGTTCGCGGCCTTGAGCGTTGCGAGCAGCGCCGAGTTGCCCGCCGCCGTCCAGGGCGTGACCCCGAACAGGAACGAGAAACAGAACTGCGTCATCATGTTCGCACTGGACGGGTTGTACGTCAGCGAACGTTGGAAGCCTGCCGCCCAGCTGAATTCGGTGATCGGCGTGCCGGGCGCCTGGATCATCGTCAGCACGCACTTCATCACGGTCGTGTAAGTGGAGTACGTGGCGGTTGTGGTGGTGACGAAAAGGTAGGTCTTGGCGGTCAGAGCTTCCAGGGTCGCGATGAGCGCCAGAAGGCCCGCAGAAGCGTCCCAGCCCTTCGGAGTGAGGTAGGAGTAGAACACTCCGGGGTTGCTCTGAATCCACGACTGAAGGCCCGCGGGGCCGCCAATGGCGTCTCCCGCGCCCAACTCGAGCACGTAGACAGCCTGCGAGCTGCCCTGGCTGAAAAAGGTTGTGATCTGCGCGACGAGTTCGCCCTGACCGGGCGGCGTATAGGTGCCAGCGACGGACTCGGTGCCCGGATTGTTGGCCACCGCGTAAGTAAACGTATTGGCACCCGTGACGGTTGCCGTGACGAGGCCGTTGTAGCCTGACGGCGTCGCCCCGGCGATGGTGGTCGAGAACTTGTCGCCCGTGGTGCGGCCGGGGATGGCCGCAGAGGTGGTCGCGACCACTGTGCCGCCGCTCCAAGCCAGGGAGGTCAGGGCCAGCGGAGCTGCGAGGATCGACGATAGGTCGGCGACCTGAGTGATAAGTGCCGTGCCGCCCGGCGTCACCGTGGTGGCGCCCTGCGAGGGGATCGCGCCCGTTTGCTGTAGACGACTCGGCGTCGGCGCCAGCGTCTCCGACACGTTCAACTGGACGATATAAGGCAGTCCACCGCCCGACCCGGCGTCGGCCGTGACCAGACTGGTGTCGGCAGTGATTGTGCTGCTATCTGATGTAGGCATGGCTCAGGGCACCTTGTGAAACCGTAGTGTACATGCGCGAATTGGCATAACGAGAAGTGATTTGCGAGCCATCAATACATGCTCGTGCCGGTCAGCAGACGATGGAATTCATCGTCGTTTACGGCCTTGAAGCGCATCCCATGGATCGCGCCAGGTCGCAGTCGTCCACGCTGTAATGGCCTGTCGAGCGTCGAACCGCCAAAGAGCTGAAGTGCTACTGCGCTACCAGGCATGGGGATCCTTTACGGGCTCGTGTAGTCGAACTCGGTCACGTCGTGTTCGGCTTGACCGCCTCCGTTGCCGGCGCCGAACCCGACATAGGCCGACGAACTCACCACCGAGGGTACGTTGACGGTGTAGGTGTGCGAGAACGACCCAACACCGGATTGCGTTGCGCTGAGCGCGATTGTCGAACCGTTACTGACCAGCGTGTACGCGACGGGTGTCGTGTTGGTCAGTGAAATCCCGGTGACGGAAACCGCCGAGCCTGAACCGTTCTGATACACACCAATCTGGCCGGTGTACTCGTCGAAATTGACGACGACCGCCGGAGTGATCGGGTAAGGCGTGCCGTCGCCAAGGGCGCCGCAGCCTTGGGACCCATACCCAACCATATTCGGCCCCGCCGACACGTACCCGTTGTTTACGCGTGTTGGAGAGGGAGATCCTTCAAGGATGAAGGATGAGCAGTCAGCATAGCCGCCGTTGGCGCCCCCGCCTGGAACATTCTTAATTGTGAAATGCGCGGTGAATGTGCCAGTCGCTACCGGGTAAGGATAGAACACGGTGCCTGATTGGTTGCCGGCGCTCCCCGTGTCTGTCAGTTTCGCATAGCCGCCCGTCACCACCGCCGAGCCGTTGTACTGCATGTTGTTCGCGGTGAAGGTGGCGATATTGATCGGGTAGGCGCCCGAGGACTGGATCAGGTAGTTACCCTGCGCGACGTAGCTATCCGTATAGCCTCCTTCGACGCACACCGCTTGCACCACTTCTGAACTGGAAACCGAGAACGAACCGGAGTACGTCGTCGAGCTTGTAGTGGGTTGCAATCCGTTAGTCGTGTAGTAGCACGTTGATCCTGACGGACCAGTGATAGTTTCCGTTTGCGTGCCGCTATACGCTCCTGATGCAAGTGAGAGCGTCGGCGTCGCAAGTCTCGTGTAAAGCCCGGTGCTGAAATTAATACCGGTAATCAAGATATTGGGGATGACACTCGGGCCAGCCCCGACGCCAAACCCGAACCACCCCGAATTGCTCCCAATAACCGTCGTGATGTTGATCGGCCACGAGGCGCGATATTGCTGATTTGTGGTCGTGTCCAACAACGTCATGGTCAACAACCCGGCCGAGTTGTCGTACCAAACGTGCACCTTGAACAGATCCTGAGAATAGAGGTTCAGTCCGTAGGATCCGGCCATGTCCTGCGTTGGGACCAGGGCGTCCCAAGGGCCCCAATTGTAGTAGAGCCCGGTTTGCGCCATCGCGGAGGAACTAGTGGGGTATGTGCGCACCGTCGAGGAACCGTTGACACCGCCCCAGTCAAACTTGATGCCGATTGCATTACCGATTGGGCACTGCCCAGAGCTGCCGTCTCCACCAGAACCGTAGGCGCCAAAGGCGGCCATATTCGCATCCGCGCTAGAATTTTGACCGTAGATGTTAAACCCGGTTGCCGTACACGAGTTCGGGATCGAGGAGGCATTGTTGTTTTGGAAAATAAACGACATTGCGGCGATGGCTGGATTCGACGGAGATGCCACGGCACCAAAGGTGCCACCAGCGCCCGTCATATTGCCGTTTTGGTAGAACGTGAATGTGGCGTCGAAGCCCGACGATATATTTGCCTGCGAAGGGGACCACCAGTTCGACGCAGCATGGCCAGAAGTCGTGTAGGCGAGATAAAGCGCAGTACCTTGAATCTGATGCTGACCGGAATACCCGAACACGCCAGAGCACGAACCGGACGATGCGAATCCAGAAGAGAGGCAGGAGAACACGGGCGTCTCACCAGTGCCGCCAATTGTGTATGCGGCTGAGCCGATATTGCTATTTGTGTAGCCAGATGCCGTGCACAGCGCCTGAACGGTCGTCGTCGTGGCGACTGAGATTGCTGAACTGTAGACGCTACTGGAGGTGGTAGGTGTCGTGCCGTTCGTCGTGTAGTAGATGGTGCTGCTGCCGGTAGCGCATGCCATCGTCACAGACTGTGCGCTGCCGTACGTGCCTGATCCTGGCGAAAAGGTTGGCGTTGCGGCCTGTGCGGAAACGATGGTGTACGTAGCGGAGCCCGTGGCGCTGTTGCTGTAGCCGACTGCGGCGGCAATAGCTTTAACCGTCGTGGTCGATGAGATCGTGAGCGCAGACGAATACACGGCACTTGAGGTCGTCGGCGTCGAGCCATCGGTCGTGTAGTAGATCGTGCTACCAGAGGTCGCGGCCGCAAGCGATACGGTCTGCGTGCCCATGTACGTGCCGGCAGAAGGAGAGAATGTCGGGGTCGCTGCAGCTCCGGCCGTGATCGTATAGACGCCGCTTGAGACCGTGCTTTGCGTGTCGCCTGAGGCCTGTGCAATCGCGTTGATGGTCTGCGTGAAACTCACGGTCAGCGGCGTTGAATATACTGCGCTGCTAGTGCTGGGCGTACTGCCATCCGTCGTGTAATAGATCACTGCGCCAGAGGTAGTGCTTGCTAGCGCGACGGTTTGAGCGCTCGAATATGTGCCAGGAGACGGCGAGAAGGTCGGCGGCTGCGTCACCCCGTTGGGCGATATCAACACGACCAAGGATGTGCCGAATGTGACCGGCTCACCGCCAATCGTCAGATTCTGGCTGGTCTGCTGAGCACCAGCGGTCCCGGCCGCAAGACACAGCGTCAACGAGAGAAGCAATTTCTTAAGCATGATTACGGCGTCGCGATGACGTTGTAGACAGTGCTCGGCGCTGTCGCAGTTGTCGCGCTGGCGTTGTACAGACACGCGAAGATCGTGTTGTTGGAGTTCGGCCAAATCTTCACGAAGAACTGCGCGCCAGCGTCAGTGACGGACGGTGTAGCTTGGACGCCATACGAGGTTGTGACGCCTGCCAAAGAAATAACGGTAATGCCACCGGTCGTGCCGCCGTATCCGTAGCAGCTAAAGGCTGGGATTGTGGCGTTGCCGAGCGTGACGGTGGTTTGAAGGATGGCGGACGGCGTTGTGCACACCGCATTGAATCCGGAACCGACGCCAATCGCCGGACCTGAAGAACAGGTTGACGGTGTGCCCTGCGGACCGGTCGCAGTGCCAGCATTGCCGCCGATGCTCATGCCGGCTGCCGTGCCGGTCAGATTCGTGGCGACACCGCTTGATGGCGTCCCGAGTGCGCCGCCCTGCACCACGGCATTGCCGCCAGTAGACGGGAATGTGACCGTCGTTCCGTCCGTGCCTGACAAAGTCAGCGAGTTCGTGAAGTTCAGCGTCTTGCCGGCGCTGCCTGTCAGCGTGTAACTGCCCGTCGTGAGAGTATCGCCGTTGATTGTGACGGCGGTTGCGGCGCCGAGGCTGGGGCTGGTGAGACTGGCGCCAATCTGGAGCACCACATTGCCGGTGCCGCTGGCGCCCAGCCCGGTGACGCTATTGGTGCCGCTCCACTGGGCAATCTGCCCGCTCGTGCCGCTGCCGGACACGTTGCCGCCGCCTGACGGCGTACCCCACACGCCATCACCGCGCCAGAAAGTGGTCGATGATGCGTTCGTACCGGAGTCCAGATTCGTGACGGGCAGATTGCCGGTGACGCCGCCAGCGCCAGAGGATCCGAGCGCAATGGCCGGCAGGCGTCCCGCGCCCAGCGTGCCGCTAGTGATGTTGTTCGCATTTGACGTGTCAGTCGTCGCTGATGCTGCGAACGCGGCTCCGTTCGTCTTGGTGCAGATGATGATGCCGGTCGAGGTCGTAATCGTGCAGTCACCGGACATTGTATAGCCGGCCAGCGCGCCGGAATTATTCCACTGGGTCTGCCCGGACGAACCGCCAGGCGTTGCACCGCCCGCACAGATCAGGAGCGCGCCATTGCCGCCCAGACAGTGCGCGGAGTCCGCCGTGCCGGTGAAGAGCCCGACGATATCGGTGGCGGATGCGTGGCCGGTCGTCTGCAATGTCGAGCCGCTGCCAAACATGCCGTACAGTTGCGCCTCATTGTCGTTGATCTTGCCGTAGGCCAAGAACAGCGGATCTCCGGTATGAGTGTCCTCCGGTCCCGATGTCGTGCACAGCACTGAGGGCTGACAGTCGATGCCCTGTTGCTGCGAATGCGCGGGGCGCGCGATGGCGGCCAGCACGAGCAGGCATAGGACACTAGAGAGTTTCTTGAACATGTCGAGCCTCACAAAGACGAACTGAGTAGCGCCCAAACATCAACGCTGCCGGCTGTCGCCGCATTGAGGTTCGCGCCAGTGGATGTGGCCGTGATTACAACTGAGGTCGTGCCGGAGTTGTTTTCTTCATCGAAATCTTGCGTCATCTGAAAAGCCGTACCGCCCGGTGCCTGAAACACATCGAATGCACCAGCGTATTTCGTCAGCCATCCGGAGACACCTACGGACAGCGTGTACGCTGAGATGGAGCCGCCCGCGAAGGATGCGGAATGCTTGATCTTGATGGCGTGGATGATGACGCCCGCCGCAAGCGTGAACAAGGCTATTGAGTTGGTCGTGCCAGCCGTAGCGAAGGCAGTGTCTGATATTGCGACGCCGACGTGCTGCCATACCGGCTCAATCGGCAGGTTTGAAAATAGAGTAGGCGATGGACTTGTTGCGAGCTGCACTGTGACATCGCCAGACATGCCTGTGCCAGATAGACCATTTGTGCCCATGATGGACGCAATAGATCCACCGCAGGCAATCAGTACGCCGGTCGCGCCTAGGCAGTGCAGCGTATCGCGCGATCCGCTGGTGAACAAATTGGCGATGTCGGTCGATGATGCCGTACCACTGAACTTCAGATTGGAGTTCGGGCCGAACATCGAGTAGAGCTGACTCTCATTGGCGTTGATTTTTCCGTACGCGAGAAATAATGGATCTCCCGTGTGCGTGTCCTCAGGACCACCGGTCGTACAGAGCACGGCCGGTGAACAATCAATGCCCTGCTGCTGAGCGAACGCAGCACTCGTCGCGAGCATGAACAATAGTGCGAGGATGGTTCTCATGAGTCCGCCGTCACTTGGCCATTGTCGGCCGTCACGCCTGACGAGTCGGCAGTTGGAGAAGTCTCGGAGGTCACCGCCAGTAGCCCAACGATCTCAAGCGTCTGTCCGAGATTGGTCACCACCTTGCACGTTATGGCGTAGGTAACGCCTGCAATGCCAGCGGTGACTAGTTGCCGCACCGTCATGCCAAATACCTGCGGGGCGCCGCTCAAAATTGCCTGTGGAGATGCGTCTGCTCCGGAATACGTCATGACCGTGATGACCGGCAGGCCCGTGATGACCTCGCCAGGATTCAGGTAACTGGAGAAGTCCCAGCCGCCCGATGGCAGGAAGAGAGTTTCGCCGACGTATTTGGAGAGGCTTAGCGGTGTCATCAGTGATACACCCAGCCGTAGGACGTACCATTGTAGTTGCAATACACGGGATCAACCGCCGCGCCATTGATGTAAATGCTCTGCGCATTGATGCTGCCGGCACCCTTATTGTCACCGGTCGGCCGGCCGACGACAACGGCACCTGTGCGCGTTTCCGGTGTCTGCGCTGATGCCAGTCCGCATAGCAATGCGGTCATTGCAGCCAGCAAGATCCTCGCGGCTGACATCGTGCGCTTACCTCGCGATCGACAGTTCAGCCCAGATATCGACGACACCCGCAGTGAGCACGTTGGTATCTGCGCCGACGACGGTCAGCGTGGCGTAAATCGAGGTGCCGGCAGACAGAGATTCGCCGCCCAGGCTCGCTGCCTGAAACACGTTGAGCTGATACGGACCTACTGCCTGAAACACGTTGAAGGCGCCGGCATACTCAACGGCGTTGCTGGCGTTGCCGACCGAAATCGTCGCGCCCGTGATGGCTGGCCCCGAAAAAGCCGTCGTATGTTCGATCTTGACGCCGCTGATGATGGCCGAGGCGGGCAGCGTGAAGATGACGATTGAGTCAGTGAGCGCGGCGGCAGAGAAGGCCGAGAACAGAATTCCATTGCCGACCAATACCCACTGACGTTGATTGCTCAGTGTGCTAGGAACGCTGCTTGGCGCGGCGGATCCTCTGTTCCACGGAAATGCTGATTGGCCCATCAGGAGAACGCCACTGAATACTGTCCGCCGGTCGGGACCGAACTTGCCACAATGCCCACCGCACAGGGCCAGTTCAGTGCAATGACCGCGCCAGCAGCCGGAGCCGCCAGCGTGATGATCTCATTCGCCGCCGCAGCCGCGCCCACCGTCAACACGTCATTGAACGTCAGACTGCCGGTGCCAGGCGTCACGCAAACGATCGTGACCAGCACGCCAGGCGCAGGCTTGATGACTTGTGCGGCCGTCAGATTGAGCGCCGAACTTTGTCCGCCCGGCAGTCCCGGCGATACTCCTGCGGCTGTGGCGATGGTGGCGGCCATGTCAGATGAAGGACACCGAGCCGACCCATCCGCCGGTTGGCACAGCCGAGATCGTAATGCCGGCACGGCACGGGAACGACAGTTCGTATGGAGCTGTGGCCGCCAAATCGCCGTAAGGGATGGATGCGACCTCGTTCTGAACCGCGTACGAGGCCGCAGTGCCGCCCGATGCCCACGCGGTGAATGCGGTCGAGTTGATGTTCGTGGTGACCGTCCAAGCGCCGGAGGCACCACCAACGGCAGTTACGGTGCCGACCAATCCATTGATCTGCGTCATGCCGGTCGCACTCGTGACGATCACCGATTCGCCGACGGCGAAGGGGTTGGCGCTGCCTCCGGTCGAGAGCGTAATGACCGCTTGGGCTGCAACGCTGATGCCGGTGATGGTCTGCGCCGTCACCAACGAATTCGTGTCGTTGACCACCAAATTACCGCCGGTGCCAACCACGAGCGTATTGACACGCATGATCGTACCCGGTGCGGCCTTGACGACTGCGGCGGCAGTGATATCAAAATCATTCTGCGTGCCGCCGGGTGCGGTATTGATGGTGCCGATGTTCTGACTCATATGGACGATCCTATGGTGCGGTGATGGGCGCGAGACACGCGTGGACTTTAGCAATTTGTGAGCTAAGACGCGACCAACTTGAATGACATCATTGATTGAATGACATATCTAAGGCGCGCTGATCTCGCCGGTGAATGTGCCTGCGCGAATCTGCATTTGCGCGTGCTCGATGAGACCGCGCGCCACTTGAGCCACGCGCAACTGGTAGTACGAAATTGTGAATGAAATAACCTTCTTCATCGCAATCGCCTGCAATTCCTCGCTCTTGCGGCGCGGTCCGTCGCTGACGATCGGGCCATTCATGAGGCCCATATTTCCGGTCAGTTCCGTGTACTGAATGACACAACGGAGAAAGTCTCGAGCCGCATTGTTCTGCATGCCGTACAGCGTGATATCGACTTGATCGGAGGCGAGCTGGATATCGCTGCGGTCTGCGGTCAGCACGCCGATGGGCTGCAAGGACTCCGTCTTCAATACGTCGATCGCACCATATGGCGGCACGAGATTGGGTGACACCAGGTCTGCCGGGTAAAGCGGTATCGAGTTCGCAAAGAAGTCAGGAAACGGTGTCTTATACGAGCGCAACTGCAGCCACAGCGGTATCGAGTTGGAGTTGACCGCCTGATTGACATCGATCTGGCCGGGCGTGTCGAGCAGTTGCGTGAGCATGGCCGGCGGTATGCGTCGGCCCCAGTAGTGCCAGATGCCGGCGGGGTCGTACTTCCCATCCTGGCGCGAGAAGGCGAAGCGGATGCCGTCATAAGTGCCGACGTAGATCGTATCGAGCGGCATCGATAGGAACTCGGTGACTTGCTCGCCACCGGAGGTAAAGATGATTTCAGCGTCGCCGAAGGTTTCGTCGGTGTTTATGACTATGGTTTGCTTATAGTGCAGCGAGCCTTGGACTGTCTCGTCACTTACTGGCGTCCAAAACACATATCCATCGAGCGGTAGCACAGTACGACTGTAGATGCGAAATATGACTTCCGTGTCATCAGATAGCGTGCTCTCGCCTTGGTTGAGAGCACTGGACATTTGCGGACCGACTGACACGGCTACTCAACCCACGCGCGAAAACTGTTCATAAGGAGGCCTGTATCCCTAAAACTTGGACGGCGCTTATTCTTTGAAGAATATGGGTGGCGCAATCTGTGGTTCACGCCTTTAAGCGCTGCCTTCGTAGGCGTCCCCGGTATCCCAACGCGCTCCGCTTCTTGCGATGAGATGAACGTACGAAACGACGCGGCGATCTTCTGTTCAGCAGCGCCCCATGTCGAAACCACTCGCCCCATCATCAAAGACTCAAGAGAGCCCTGCATGGATGATTCCATGGCCTCCAAGATATCGATCTGATGTACCCGTGCAAACGTTTCAAACAGTGCGTACTTCGACTCCAATATTTCCGCCACATCGCCAGTGGTGATGGATAGCGCCGCGCCGGGTACGCGTTTGCCGCGGCCTTTTTTCGGCAAATCCATTGAGCGATAGGGAATCACCGTCACCCCGAGATGGATGACAGAGAGTTTCGGGACGGCGCCGGTATCAGCCATCTAACTAAGACCCCACAGAGTGGGACCGACGCTTGATGCGATACCTATGTATGCCGCCCCAAACGGCGTCTGCAAATTCTGGAGTTGCGACAGCGTGAGATTCTTCAGCGTTTCAGGAGTGGCCAGCGTCACACCACTCCCATTATCAAACGTAGTCGTCACGACGCCCACAGTGGGCGATATCGGTGCGACGGCAACCGAATTCGAGATTTTGTACTTCTTCCTCAGATCCTGGAAAAATGTCTGGCCCGGAATATCCTGCGCGTAGTTGATCAATCGATCAGTCGCAAGGTTGTACACCGCGAGCATATACATGCGCGGCGTCGTGCGCAGGAAATGGTTGACGACTTCGCAGGCGATGCCCAGTGAAACCGGAATGATGAACGAAGTAGGCGGCAGTGACTCGAGCGGGAAGTTGGCTACTTCGTAGAGAAAGCGCCGGTATCCGTCCAAGGACGGATGCAAGTCATAAGGCTCACAAGGGTCGCAGCCATGTGCTTGCGGCCGTCCATTGTTCACCGGCGCTCCTGTGACTCAGCTCGCGTTCTTGGGCGCCACGCCCGGCGACGGAGTCTCGTAGCCTTCGGCCACCTGATGGCCGCTGCTGTCGCCGCCGGTCTCGGCGATCGTCTCGAGCGAGGTCCGGTGCAACGGCGTATCGGTGTCGCGCGCGACGCCTTGCGCGCGCTCATGGATGGCCTGGGCAGTGACCTCGCGTTCGTGCTGCGCTTGGCGATCTAGGGCCTCGCCGTTCGCCTCATCGCCTACTAGAATGGGGTCGAGGCCCGCGGCCTTATCAAGGCTGTACAGAAAGCCGTGAAAGCCGCGCGTGTTGCCAATCGACTTGGCATCGACGATGCCATACTTGCCCCACTGCTCGATCACGTAGGCGACTTCATCGGCCTTGAAATCCCCGATATAGGCCTGCTGGCCGGCGCGGATATCGACGCTCTTGGGCGAGCCCTCGGCTGGCTTCTCGCGCGTGCCTTTGACGAGCCGGAACATGAACTTGTGATCCTGAGTGGTCAGGTTCGTTACGAATAACTTGGGCATTGTCTCTCCTGAAGCGCAGACCGCCGCACTATGCGGCGATCTCAATCATTCCCGCCGGCCGCGCGCCTTACTGGTACTGAAGGCTCGCGATGGTGACCGCTTCCGGACGAACGCCCCAGCCGGGCGATGCGCGCATTTCGGTCATCACATCGATCTTGCCAGCCGGCAGCGGCGTCGGAATTTCGATCGGCGCCGCCACGTCCACGTACATGAGCGTGGTCGCATCGAGGCCCGGCTCAAGCGCTGCAAAGGCGTTCGTGCTCATGCCCTCGGTGTCCGGCTTCTTGACTTCCGGCATCGTGAAGATGATCGCATCAGTGCCGCCGGCGCCCTTGCCGATGAGCGTGTCATCGTAGGTCCAGTCGATGTTGTCGCCGTTCCATCCCGCCACGTCCTTGACCGTGCCCGCGCTTGAATTGGAGCCGGCGCCTGCACGCTGATAGGAGGTCAGCTGGACGATGTTGTACTCCATGAGACCCAGCACCCGCTGCGGTCCGCAGATCGTGAAGCGCTGCGCCTCACCGAGATTCATGGTCCGCGTCTTGATGCCGAGCATCAGGCTCAGGAACCATAGAGCGAGCTGGCCATTGTCGTAGGTCACGACTGTGGTGTCACCGAAGGAATCGGGCGGCAGCGTCACTGCGGTAGCACCAGCAGTATGGAGAAGCCCCTCACCATTGGTCGGCTGGTAGCCATACAGGCACAGTGTGCGCAGCGCCTAGTACTCTGCGTTGATACCACTGCTT